ATGGGGGATCAGGGGGACGCTGATTACGACTCAGCTATGGCGGGTGAGCCGACCGAGTTGGCGCCGTCCGCTGAGGAGACGTCTGCGCATACGGCATGGGCTTTAGATGACGGCCCGGAGTGGCGGACACCGTTCTGGACCGCTGGTCGGATCACCGCGGTTGTGGCGGGGGTGGCTGTCGTCGCCGTGGTGGTGGCCGCGGGGGTAGTCGGGTATCACCTACGCAGCGAGCCGGCGCCCGTAGCGGCGCCAGCCACGACGACGACGACTGTTCCGGTCACCACCACTACAGTGCCGCCTCCCCCAGTGACCACTGATCCTGCGGCGACTGTGACGGTGATACCGCCATCGACGGTGACTGTCACGAAAGATGCTCCGGTGCCGCGGCAAGTTAATTCCCCCGGCCCGGTCAGCTCAGACGGACTGCCGCCAGCGCCGACGTTTCTGCCGGAGTTGGTTGCGTTCGATGATCAGTTCATGGCGACGCTGCAACGTAATGGGTTCGTGGTGTATGACCGGGCGATGGGGTTGAAGCAGGCTCATGCGACGTGCGCGATGTTGCGGAATGGTGAGCCGTCGGATTTGGTGAGTCAGAAGTTTCTGGGTGTAAATCCGGAGATCACGTGGCAGATGGCGACGCAGTTCGTGGGGACGGTTCGCGGCGTGTATCCGGGATGTTTCCCGCGCTGAAATATTGGGTGGAACCGTTTGGTTGTCTGGTGCGTCTGTAGTGGGTGTGAGGGATGAGACGCGGTGGGTGAAGGAACTGTTACGGGTGTTGGCGGAGGATATGGGCATTAGCCCTACGAACCGGTTAGGGCCGCCTCGGGAGCCAGGCCGTTCGTGGGAAAGGCCGCAGAATGCCTCCAAGCCGCGGCCGTCCGAACATGGTTCGGCCTAACCCACTTCGCTACGCAGTTTCCAAATTCCCGGTAAGGGACTGCGCCCGCTGCACGGACTACGAAGCCTTCCGATGACTCGGGAGAGTGGATCGTGGACCATAGTTCGAGGCACTGCCTTTCAGATTCTCCTACTCCCAATACGGGGACGGTGGGGAGATCGAGAAGGTGCGCCCACTCCACCGTCTCGGTCCACGGTAGTAATTCGGTCTCGTTCCACACGCCGATCACCATCAGATAGCTGGGCAAATTGGCGTAAGGAACGCTTCGCTGCGCCCAGAGGGATTCGGCTGATACCCGCCACCCTGCGGGAATGTCATGTGCGACCTTTCCCCACACTGTCTTGGCGTATCGCTCCCACGGCGGCGTGCCACTATTAGTCGACCGGGCGTGAAAGTAGTCCCGCGCCAGGGTGACGTTCCCGCCGTCCATTTTCTCGGTGACTATCGTCGGACCGGAGAACAATGTGTCTGCGGCGTCTTGTGCCATTCTCTTGTCGTCACTGGTCGCGCCAGGCGAGCATGGCAGATGAGGAGTTCGCGGGTATTTCAACCTCGACGTGTCCACGCCGACCGCCCCTCTCTCATCCAAGGATCACGTTTAATTGTCCCACGCTTTTAGCGTTGGTCGGGTCCGGTGCGGATGCGGCAGTTGGGGCCGAGTGCGAGCGTTTGTCCTATTTGATGTGGGTGGTGGTGTGGATCAAATAGCGCCGCCTGTTACGGGAGGTGTTCGACCTGGGCGCCGTGTTCTGATGCGTACCGTTCAGCCTCGACCTGTTGAGCCTCGGTGAATGCCCGGTATCCGTGGACGTTGCCGGTGGTTCGGACAAGCAACGTCAGGTCGGTGATGGGGGTACGGTCACGAGCCACCCAAACAGGCTAGCGGTCAGGAACGACAAAACCGCCCCCACTTTGTGTGGGGGCGGGGTAGACAGGGTTGATGGTGAAACAGAAACCAGTCGGACCAATCGGCCTGACCGTGCTACTGGTGCTCGGGATCTGGCTCTGGCGCAGACGACGCTGAACCAAGCAGGCCGAACAACAGCGGCGGATTCCCATCCAACGGTTTCAGGGTGTAGGTGACGGTCGACTTGTACGGGTCTTCGGATTCCTGCACGTCCTCGACGACCATGCGGCCACGCCAATGCTTCGACTCCACCACAACCTCGGACGCAATCGGCCAAGTCTTCATTGCTGCCCCTTGATGGCGAAGTACACGTCGGGTCCGAGTTGATCCATCAGCGACACCTGCCGTAGATCGCGCTGCACCTGATTCTCAGCCTTCATGGCTTGTAAATCCGAGAGGCTGTATCCGCGGCCTTTGTCGGGGTTGCAGTCGCCGCAGTACAGGGTGATGGGTGCTCCATCGGCGAGGGTGGTCGACATCGCCCAACCAGTCTCAGCGGTCAACGCATGGCTGCACTTCGAGCACCGCTGGTCCATGTCGTTGATTCTATGTCTCGGGTGTGACTGTGCGGCGACGACGCTAGGTGATGCCGAGGCGTTCTGCTAGGTGGTCCCAAAGCTCACCAGGCAGCCGCCCGTCGATCACGTCGCCGTCGTAATACGGGTAGTCCATGACCGTGTCGGCGCAGTCCCCCAAGGCGTCATCAAATGCTTGGCGGACGCGCTCACCCGGCGTTGGTTTCTCTGGTTCTTTGACTACATCAGTGACGAAAGTGAAGGGCCCGCTGTCCGGGATGAACATGCCACCGAATCTCCAGCGTTCCCCCTGACTTTCGTAGCGCCAGCCCTGGCTGCGCCCGTCGTCGTACCACTTCCAGAAGTTCCCGTGACGGTCTTTCCAGACGCGATCACGGTGCTCGTCGGCGATCTCCTGGACGGTCGTGACCATGTGTCTGATTCTACTGCTGCTCTGCGACTTTGCGGCGTATGTGGCGCATGGCCACGTGGTAAACATCCCACTCAGGAGAGCAGGCGCCTACAGGCCGATCGACGCCTTGTGGCTATCGGGAAGTGCCTCGACCGGATACAGCGGAATCCGGCCTTCAGTGATAGCTGAACAGATCACGTCCCCTACGCACACCGCCCAGCCGTCCATGCTGGCAGTGCAGGAGCCCCGCTCATAGGCCATCATCCCCCGCCAGCCTGGAACGACAAGCCAACCGTTCTCGCTGTCTCCGAAAGCGAGGGCTTCGGGATGGATCGTGACCTGGCCGTCGGCATCGGCGATGGTGATAAGTGCCTCGTCGCCAATAGACATCAACTGGGTCTGACTGGGGTTGCGGTAGTCCGTCCCGACGGTGGGAATCCCCGGTACCTTGACTGCCTTAATCATTGTTCCAGTTTACTGCTACGGGATGCGGTTCGGCGCAGGATCAGCATTGCGTGGTGGTAGATGTCGAACTCGTCGTTGACTGCCTGGCTTAAATGCAACGCGGTGGCGAGGATGACCGCATCAGTGACCAGACGACCCAGCGGTTTGGTGCGGTAGGCGGCGACCCTGCGAGAAATCAAATCCTCGTCATCCCGGACCGCGTACTCGTAGACGGCTATCGCGCACGCACCTGCGATGATTGCACGATCGCCCGTCCTGAGCCTCACACCCAATATTATCGCCCGCGTAACAGCAAAACCCGCGTGCAGACACGAAAAACTGCCCCCGATAAGAGCCCGTAGCTCTCTCGGGGGCAGTTCGACCATCCCACCTAGCTTGCGCAGAGCCCAAGGGCTCTTATCGGCAGTATGGAACTTTTCAGCTGACAACCGACGGCCAGCCTCCACAGTCTATCTCGTTATGGCGTATGTGAGTATTGCCGCGCTGCCAACCACCACACAACAGAACAACGCCAACCACCAACACCGCGGATCACTCACAACAACTCCCGCGCCGCCGCGATAGCCTCATCACGCGCCCGATTCACCGAATCAGAGTCCGTCTGCGGCAACAAATCCAACACCCGCACCAACGACCGCAACGCCGCGTGATACCGACGCTCCCGATCCTCCGAAGCCGTCAACCGCTCCTCCGTCGACTGCAACTTCGTCTCACACCGCGCGCACTGATCCCGCACACGCTCCATGTCAGCGTCATACCGCTTAAACACCGGGTCCCACGCCGCACTGATCTTCTCCGCAGTATCAGCATCATCCTTGTCGCGGTTCAACCACGACGACACCCCAGCACCAATCAAACCGCCAACCACCGTCACGATGGCGACCACCACTGTCGCAATGGCCGGGTTCACAGCCGCCTCCGCTCTATACGGCGGATACGTTTTTCCTCTTGGCGGATACGACGCACATCGCGCCACGCCAACAACGCCGCACAATCCCCCAACGCCGCGAGCACCCACGCCGCCACGACAGCCTTGCCCCAATACGATTCCTGAATCGTCGAGAAAACATAGCCGTAGAAAGCGCCCGCCGCCGCAACGTCACCGACGAACTGCAAGTAAAGGCCCGTGGTTCGCACCCAAAACCGTTCCACCACCGACATAGACATGACCTTGCCGACCACGCAAATAGTGACCGCCATACACAGCGTGAGCCAGATGGTATTGAAGTGCGCCCCCAACACCTGTTCCAGCGCGGGTGGTAAACCCCCGGCGATGACGGCGCAGTACAGGCCGCCGACTGCGAGGTGCACGTACACGATCGTTTGGAAGAGGGCGACACCCTCGGAGTCGAGGATGGTGAGGAATCGTCCCCGAATGGTGATGGCGCGGGAGATGAAGTCGCGTATCCGTGTCAGAACCATGCGGTGGGGTTCCAGTTCACAACGGCCCCAACCAGCATGATGATCATCGCCAATATCCACGGCCAATGCCCCAGTGTGGTGAGGCCGATTTGTGCGGGGGCGAGGGCGTAGAACAGGGCGACCATCCCCGATCCCAACGCGAGGATTGCGCACCCAACCGCCCGAATGCGGTAGACCTGGGTGAGCATCCCCGCCAACAGAATCGCGGTTCCTGCACCAAACAGAACCTGCCACGATTCGATACCGCCTAGTTCATCCATCAGGTACAGCCACTGTGCGGAGGTCACCTTGTCCCCGCGTGCTGTCAGGTCGATGGTGTAGGCCATACCCCATGCGGTGAGAAGCCAGCCGATCCCGTTGAGGAAACCACTGGCACGGAGGCTCATTCGACGGTTCCGTCCTTGCGCTGCTCTTTGAGTACGACTGTTGCGGTGCCTGTCGCAGCGGTCGGCACACCAAGACCGATGACGTTCACGGCGAGGTCCAACCACAGCGGGGCGTGAGCAGGATCAATGATCTTGTACGTCACCAGCAGTGCAATGGCGGCGAGCGCGACTCCGTAAAGCCACTGCCGCTGGCGAGCGGTGGTGTTCTTCTCAAGCATGTCGTTCTCCTAACGTCGGAAACTTGCAACGAGGTCGTAGCCGACCATCTGTCCATCACGTCCGCCGAACTCCGGTCGCGGCAGGTGATACGCGCCGTGGGACTGCAAACCCGGCAACGCAACCAACAGCTTGAACAGGTCATCCAGATTGCTGAGCACACCCCGCACGGACAGCAGTTCAATCAACGCCGGGTTGGGTTTCGACGTGGCCCCGGTGACACCGCCGACCATCGTCGACAGCAGTGGAAGGAACGCCGACATCCCCGTAGCCCCGGCGAGTAGCAGCGGGAAGAACGGTCCCGTTAGGGGTCCGAGGTCACGCATCAACCCAGCGATGGCAGGCAGGATGATTTGCGCGGAATACACCACGAATGGCAACTCCGTCTCCGCACGCGTGAACCACTCGTAGAACAGGGGTCGGATGTCATCGGTTGCGACGGCGTAGAAGTCGTTGCTGGCGTTGATGTTGCGGGTCAGGGCGTTCACCCACGCCGGGAACGTTTTGCGGGCGATGCCGGTGACCGCGGTCGCGGGGTTTCCGAACAAGATGAGACCGTTGATGCGGTCCCGAATGAGCGCAAATTCCCCGCCGTCACCGAACAGCTCCGTGACCGCTTCGAGCAGGCCATCGGCTGATTGGGAGTAGCCGGAGAACCACAGTTCCACGTCCACCTTCGCGGACGGGTTCGATGCCCGCGCCGCCATCGCTGCCCGTACATCGGGGTTGTCCCGCAACAGCCGTGTCAGGGAATGCTTCTGGTCGGTAATGACATCGAGGTAGGAGTATTTCGGGTCGCCACCCATCAACCCGAGGTAGCCACCTTTGATGAACCCGACCGGTTGGTGATTGATCCGCAGGCTTTCGCGGCCGGGATGGTTCCACTGTTTCCCGGCGACCATCTCCCCCACCACGAATGAGGGGCCTTGGTCCCAGTTCGCGCCGCTGCCGGGGCAGGAGTAGAACCAGATTGGCCGTCGGGCTACGGGGTTTGGTGTGGTGCCGGGCCATTTGTAGCCGACGAGCGCGGCGGTGCGGTCCCCGAAGATTCCGTCTTGGACGATGCCCAGTCGGCGTTGCATTTCTCGGGTGAACGCTTCTTCGTCGGACCCGTAGTAGCCGTCTTTTTTGCCGAGCAGGAATGCGTAGGAGGGTGCGTAGCGGGTGGCCCAGTCGTACCAGGGTCCGTAGAGGGGGCCTTGATATCCCCGCTTCAGCTCGGGCATTACGCGCCTAGCTTGGAAGCGATGGCATACAACAGGTCTCGCGGCGACTTACCCTTGTTCTTCCATGACGGGTCGCCTTCTACGGAAAGTTGCTTCCGAATCTCGATGGTGTTGTCCAGGATCTTGGTTAGCTTCTCGCTGTCGGTCATGGGGATCTCCTGTGGTTGGAATGAGAGGCCGAGGGCAGCAAGGGTTGCCGGGCCCGCGATGCCGTCGATGGTGAGGTTGGATCGGGACTGAAATTCGCGAACCACTGCGGCCGTGGCGGGCCCGTATTCGCCGTCTTCTTCGAGGTCTGAGTAGGCCTCGTCGTTCGCGTTGAGGCGTTTCTGGAGGGCGAGCACGCGTTCCCCGGTGTTCTCGTAGTCCTCGCCGAGGATGACCGTGCCTGGGGCGTTCGTCGGTGGGGGTGTTTGGTTTCCGCTGCCGACGATCGGCCCGGGTAGGTAGAACCAGTCATGGAACAGTGGGTGGTTGTAGCCGCGGGCGGGACCGCCGACACGCTGCCCGTAGGAGCCAGATGATTCGATGGCGAGGCCTTGGAGAGTGCAGGCCATGTGGCTGTTGGCGCCGCCGCCGGGACCGTGTTGTAGGCCGATCTTGAGGGCGGCGTCAGCGGGGATATCACTGGGGCGTGCGACACGGATCGTGCCGAATGGCCCTTTGGAGCCGGGGCCGCCGACGTATCGGTATGACTCGGTGGATATGCCGAGGCGGGACCATCTCATTCCCGCTTGCCCTCGGGTGAGGGCGTCGAGCATGTGGGTGACGATGCCTGAGCAGTCGGTGGTGCGGTTGATGTTGTTGGCGACCCACACGCCGCCGTAGCCGTAGGGCTTTTTGTCGCGGGCTTTGGCGATGGATAGCGCGTACTCCACGTTTGCGCGTAGGACCGACATGGTTGGTTCCTTTCAGGCTTGGCCAGTCGTCCCGTGCGGGGGAGCGGACACGGGACGACTGGGGCTTAAAACCGCAGTTAAAGCGGTAGAATCAAGGGATGGCCGGTGACGCGATCAGGTGGGCTCGCACCGATATAGACGAGCTTCAATCGGCGGGGCTCATCACCAGTGAGATGGCACAAAGAGGTAAGTCCGCCGTCGACCAACTGTTTGATGAGCGGACCGTATTTGCATCAATCTCGCCGCTCGATGGAACCGACTTGTCGTTCTATTGGGTCGCTGGACAGCGGTCGATTGAGATTGATCTCTGCGATGAACCTGACTGTGGGATCTGGTACTGCGTGAGGGACGGTTCCGGTCAACGCGCTATCGGGGAGGTGTCAGGTCCGACCGAATGGTTACGGGTTGCCGTCGCTGAGTTCAGCGCTGCTGTTGATGCCGTGAATCCGAACTGGCGTGAACTGTCGCCCCGTTACGCCGAGGCCGGCTGAGTAGTTGTGCCCATGCTGCCCGCCACCTGTGCACCATTGTTGGGTGTTCGATCACCGGGCGGCCACACAACCCACACACACCACAACGAGGCTTGCGAAACTCCGGGCCGTCAGTCGCGTAAAAGTCGAGTAGCCGCAGCATCTTTGCCGATCTTGTGGGTATTGCGGAAACACATGCCGAGCGCGATGCATGCCAGAATCCCGAACACGACGACACCGACACGCCAATTATGGGTGCCTGCCAACGCAGCCATAACGAGATACACCGCGCACAGAACGACCTGAACGACAGCCTCCACGCCTGACTTGAAGTCCGCCGACGTCACTTCACCCATGCTGATTCCCCTTAGAAGTAGGTAGTGACGACGCAGATTCCGTCGCCACCGTTGGTGCCAGCGCCGGAGGTGTTGCCGTTCAACGCCGCACCACCACCCGCACCGCCCGCGCCGTAGTTGCCTGCCGCGCCGCCGTTGTAGCCGTTACCTGTGATCGACGCGCCACCACCCCCGCCACCGGTGCCTTGCGCTTTCACCGCCGACGACGCACCCGCGCCGCCGTTCGCGCCGTTACCCGCAGTCCCCGCAGCAGCCGGAGACGGGTTACTGGAACCGCCCGCACCGCCAGCGTTAGCAACACCGGCAGCAGTGATCCCACCACCAGCACCACCAGCACCCGGCCCAGCCGCGAACCCGCCAGAACCACCGGCAGCGCCCGCCGTTGACCCCGAACCGCCCGTGCCGCCAGCCCACATACCCGACCCCGACGCACCACCGTTACCACCAGCAGCCAAACCACCACCAGTACCACCAGTGCCACGCCCGGCAAGCAGATACGAACCGAACTGGGTTCCACCCGAACCCTGAGACCCGTTCGCGCCCGCCGTGCCATCAACCGTCTGACCGGCAGCACCCGCACCACCGGTACCCACACCGATGCTCACCGTCGCGGGAAGATCCGCGGCAGCGAACACTGATTGGCTCATACCGCCCGAACCGCCCGCGCCGCCACCGGCCAACGCGGTCCCCGACGGGCCACGAGCACCCGCCGCGCCACCACCACCAGGGCCGATGACCCGCACATTCACAGACACCGCACCAGCCGGTTTCGTCCACGTCCCATTCGCGGTGAACACCTGCACATCAGCCGGTTTCTGCCCGCTATACAGGTTCACCCACTTCGTGCCGTCATACACCACCACACCGACACCATGAGACAGGGCGGCGTTGGTGTTGGTGACCATGTCGCCCGCACCCGGCGTCAACAATGCGGTGTCCAGCGCGAGCGTGCGGGAGTTGACCCGCACCGCCTCCGACGCGGCGCGTTGCAGCAACGTGAAACTGCCCGCCGTGCGCATCTCCCCCGTAACCACCATCGGCCCCGTGGTGATATGAAACGCCCCCACGGTGATCGAATCCAACAGGGGTTGCGCCAACACAATCGTCGGCGCACCGATCAACGTCGACACCCGCGCCACACCCACCAGAGCGCACTGATCCAGCACCAGGGTTCCGTTGAACACGCTCGGCGACAAGTTCCGCAGCATGGTCGTGCTGCCGCCGCCTGGTGCGCTGGTGTTGGCGTGGCGACCCCGAGTCACAGTGATCTTCGCAGTCGACGTCGCAGCGTTTTGCACGATCCCGTACGTCGCCCCCGACGCCGAAGAATAACTGCCGTAGCAGTCCATCAACCGCAATGACCCCACCACCGCATTCGCCAAAATCACCGCGGCCTGCGACACAGTGGTGATCGACCACTTACCGCCATCAAGCACAACATCATCGACAGTGCCCAACGACAGGTTCAGCAGCGACCCCGACGACTCAAACACCGGCCGCACAATGTTTAGCTTGCTGATCGTCGCCGCAGCATTACCCACCACAATCCCATACGACTGCACCGTGTTTCGGAACGTGCAGTCCACCAGATTCAACGACTTGATCGTCACCGGATGATCACCGGTCACCACGATCGGCACCAGATTCGTTTTCTCCGGCCCGTGGATCACCCGCGCTGTCACACTCTCCACGCTGGTGGAGCACGCAACACTCAGGTCGCTGGACTCCGTTGTGGTGCAGGTGACGTCGATCGTGCCGAAGTCGAAGCTGCCGTACGTTCCGCCGGATGTGTTCGGGTAGCCGTCGTCGTCGTACAACTCGACAGCGTGGATGGTGGACCGGCCACGGATATGGCCCATCACCTTGAAGTCGCCCACGAACCGCCCATGACCGGCCAGGATGCGCAGGATGCCCGTAGCGATGTCGGCTTTCAGGTTGCCGATCGTCATGCCGACTATGTCGCCAGCCACGTCCTGATAGGCCGGATAGTCCGCAGCCGTGAACGCGAGCATGTTGTCGTGCGTGATCCCACCGACATACTCGATGTGACCGTTTCGGGCAGGACCATTCACCTGCAACGGGCACGATGAGGTGTTCGAATCCCGGACAGCGCAACGGAACCACCGAACATCACCCGGCGCCACCCCATACTTGCCGTCCGTCGACGTGTAGTTGTCGATATCGACATCAAGGTGGTCGATGTGCCGGAAGAACAGGCTGTGCCGGTCAGTCAGGGTGCCCATGTTCGCGCCGCGATCCCACCAACCACCCCGCACCGTAATGTACGAGTCGCGGTTGTAGATTTTGCCGCTCTTACCCGACACCGTGTTCGTAGCCTTCTCATCCAACACCACAGTCGTCGAATTCGTCACCGACACAATGATCCCGACCAGCGGGCCGTAACCCTCACCGCCAGCATCCGCAACAACCAGGCTGCGACCCACATCAGCAGAAGTGAACGCCGCCGACGCCGACGTGACCGACGCTGAACCGTTCGTCGCCACCATGTCCGACACCGAGCGCACCGGGGCAACCGAACTGGAGTTGCGCAGCATGTTGCAATTCGATCCAGGCGCCAACGTCACCACAGCATCCGAGGCATCCAACGCCGACATCGAATACATGATCAACGGCGCGGTGATCGTGAAAGCGCCGCGCAACTTCACCGTGCCCATCGAACCCGCGATAGCCGCCAACGCCGCATTAATCTCCGCCGTCTGATCCACACCAGTCGACGTAATATCAATACCCAACGCCTTACGCGCTGCTGCGGGTGTTCCTGTGAGGACGGTGGCACCAGACACCGACGCATCCGAAATATCGGCGGTCGCGGGAAGCCAGTTACCCGGCTTCGCCGTCGACCCCGTCGAACCAAGCGTAAGGTTGGAGGTACCCGCACCAATCGCCGAACGCGCCTGAGCCTGAGTTTCGGCCTGCACAACTTCACGGCCAACCTCACCTGAATCGGTGATCCCCTCAGTAATCACTGACGTCACCGGGTTGTTCTGAACGTAAGCATCCACCGCTGCAGCCACCGCAGACTGCGCAAGATCCGGCGGGAACGCAACAGCCGAAGCGATCAGCGGCCACAACTCCGTATCGTGGTCGGGTACATCAACCAACCACTCCTCATCCCCAAACGAAAACACCGCCAAACCCGGCTCCATCTCAATGGACACCACACCATCAAGAGGCTGAACCGTCCGAGACCTATCAGTGATCAACGTGTCATCCGCCTCACCCCGACGAATCGGCTGCGGCGACCGCACCTTCCACTGCGTGTTATCCGGGCGAACCGTCACATCCCGCGACGTCCACGACACCTTCACCGTCACGACGCCACTCCCATCAACTCCGCAAGATCAACCTCAACATCAGAGTCCGGCACATCAAGCTCATACGTGACACCCTGATTCACCGCATTCACCCGACCCGGAATCAACTCAATAACCAACACACCATTCAACGGTTGCAACGTGCGCGGTTGAGTCGTCACAATCGACCCGTCCGGCGCCGACCGCACCTGCGGGGCATAAAACACCCACGGCTCGTTATCAGCGCGCGCCAACACATCCCGCGTATCCAACCGACACACCGTCACCGCTGAGCCACCTTGATCGACGCGGTCGCCTCATCTTCACGACCACCATCAGAAGTCATATGGCATGTCACATCACCAGCAGACGGGCCACGCACCCACACCGTCGCCGTCGTCGACGTGTGATTCTGCGACAGAATTTCCAACCCATTCGGCACCGAGGACCGGAACTCCACCGACGCAATATCATCGTCACCAGTCAGAATGTCAGCCCAATCCCACGTGTAGTCGTACACCGACTGCGGATCACGGGTCCACACCTTCTTCTGATTGCGCTTCGCTGAAATCTTCCACGTGCGGTCCGGGTCGATCTCCTGCACCCGATACACCGACAACGACATCGAAGTCGACGGGTCCGCCACCTTCACAGTGCCGAAACTGAAACTCACCGGGGCAGCGGCAAGATTCACCCCGATCGCATCCCAGTTGTCCTGGCTATCCTGCGTTGCCGTCGAAGCCACACTCGCAGCACCCGGTGCGTCTCCGAGTAGAAGCTCCCCACCGATCGCCGACCACCACCACAGGAACCCCGCCGAATCAGACATCCGCAGGCTTGCGCGCTTAGTCCGGTTGTACTCGCTGTAATGGGAACGCCCGCCATGAAGAAACACCGTCCGATAGGCGGGATTCACTGACGGCACTGTGACACTCGAAGAGGTGGAGGCAGTGACCGTAGCCGAGACGGTATTGTCGATTCCCCCAACACCAGAGTAAATCCCCACCACCACACCGAGACAACGCAATTCAGTCGCCGGGATGCTCGCATAGTTGACCACAAGGTTCCGAACCCCAGGATCAGGGTTCGACAGCCCGTACATTGCCAACCGATCCGTGTTGTCCCACGTCTGAACATCCATCTGGGTCATCGCATCGCCATCAAACGAGGCTGTGAACGTCGATGAACTGATATTGGCGTCACCAAACCAGTACATGCCCGCCAACGCCACCATGTTCTCGCCAGGCGGCACGTTGATCGGCACCGTCAACGATCCGCTTGTCCCGCCCGGATTGTCGCTTTTGGAGGCGAAAGAGACTGGCGTTACCGGCATTAGTCAGCCGCCCCAATCGGCAGGACGAATGACAACCCCGCCAGGTTCACTACGTCACCTGACGCGACAGTCTTCGCTGCCTGCGCGGGCGCCGAGAATAGGAACTTCTCGGCAGGGTCGCCGTCGAAACCCTCCCAGAAAGATCCCCCAACCCATGTTTGTGAGGAGTTCGCGTTCACCGAGGACGCGGCCGAGGCGATCGTCACTACCCCGCCACCGGAATAGGCGAGAGTCACCGCAACACGGTCGGTCACCGTTGACGGGTTGGAGGTGCCGTCATCACCGGGAACACCTGTGTGGACGGCGACCGTCACGTTTTTGGCGACCAGCGAGTTCAACCACTCGTCGACTAAGTCCTCAGAAATCCCGTAACTCGCCATCAGAGCTCTCCTAACTCAATGTCTTCATCGGTGACGGTGAAAGTGACTGGTTTGCGGTTGATTTGGCCGCGACCTAATCCGTCGGTGAGGTCGAATGTGGCACGGTAAGTGAGTCGGTCTACGCCGAGGTCTTCGCTGGCGCACATCAACAGCACACCTTCTTCGCCGTCGCGGTTATCGCGGCGCAGGGAGCCGTCTTCACCGATGTAGCCGACTTCGGGTTCGGGGGTTACGTCGATGCCGTATGTGGTGAGCCGGCGAGGTGAGGTCAGTTCGAATCGAACAGTGCCGGCTACGGGGAATGTCTCACCGTTTCGGACGGTCACGGCCCCATATCGGACCACAATGGTGTCGAATAGGTACTCTTCGGGCTGGGTCACGGTTCCTCCGAATGCCGAGCTACGTTCTCCGCGATGACCTGGTTCATCAGGTCAGCGAACTCTTGGTGGCTGGCGAAAGAAGCAAGCCACTCTGGCGAGGTCTCCCCGATGTAGACGTCATCGGGTTGAGCAGGTTCACGCTGGCCTGTTGCGACATACTCTCCGTCACGGAGCCACCAGTATCGGCCAGCCGCAACAAGTTCGGTCACAATCGTGTCAGTGAACTTCGGGAATTCTGGAATCACGGCGCATCCACTGAGGTCGCGACAGCACCCCACGGGATCATTGTGTTGTTCTTCGACAATGACGAGAAGTCAATACTGGAAGGAATGCCCTGGCTGTACCCCGGGGCGAGGTACAGGGCGGCATCCAACACCAAACTCGACGGACGCCCAATTCCCGCCTGAGGAACATAGCCAACACTGCGGGCCGACTGGCCGAAACCAGGGGCGGTCTGTTGCATCGCAATAAACAGGATCTGACCGGGGGTGCACTGCTGCGATATTGGTCCGGTTCCATCCACGCCGGGCGCGGTACCAGTCATGTCGACTTCCAACTCCTGCAACGTAGAAGCCGCCGCAGTCGTGTCCTTGATGTTCCCTGACGTCCACACCTTCTCGAGATCACCAGTAGTGGGGTTGTAGATCATCAACGCGATCTCATACCACTGCATACCGAAGATCGACGGATCAGCACCACCTACCCACCGCAGCTTCGTCACATACGAGGTGCGGTCCGCCACCACGGGGGTGAACCAAATGTCACCAGTGGAAGGTGCGCCGATGCCGTTGGCATAACCCGGCTTCACTGCTGGACAAATGATCGGGTGGGTGTGTGTTCCCGCTCCACCGCCAGAAGCGGCCCCGTACCCCACCATCAAGGTCCGAGGGGCGGTCACCATATCGCTAAGATCGCCCACATAGGCAGCGGTGGTTCGGCCCGCGGCCGCAACCTCTTCCAGGTTCGCTATCGCCGCGGTGTGTTCGGTTAGTACCTCGTCTATCCCGAACGCCCAATCCGACAACGCCTGAAATGCGTTCTCAAACACATCACCAACAGCACTGACCACGTTGCCTAACGCGACGGCGACGTTATGCAGAACGCCGCCAGTAATGGTTTGGCCGGCCTTCTCGATCTGCCCTGGCGACGTCGGGAGCTGTCCACCAATCGCCGTACCCGACGGACCGTCCTGATTATGTATGCCCGGATTCGGGGTGGTGCTCAGCCCGGGATACAGCCGCGAGAAGTCAGGTCCGAACGACGTCATACGTACTGCGCCTCAACAAAGAACCACGTGGTGGTGCCTGAGGTAGTGAAGTTGTCGATGGTGGAGGCTTGCTCCTCCGCCCGCAGATAGATCACCGTCGGGCCCTCACCGGCTGCGATCACCCCGTAGTCGGTTGCCGATCCGGTGGGCACTCCCGCGTGGAAAGGTGGGGATTGAACTGCCACGCCGGGCACGGTGAAGCCACGCCCGACAATCGCGCCGGACGACGCGTCCCCGACGCGGGCGATCAGATGCGGGCGGGTGTTCACTGTGCCTGAGAGAACACAGCCCGCGTATGGGCGTGGCCTCCACGCCCGCGGCATCGGCGGCACCTGGACGCTGGTGAGGGTGCGCAGTTGACCGTTCGCGCCCGTGGTGTTGGCGATGGAGCTGGGCCAAAACTGGCCGCCTATACCACCACCCACCGGGGTGTAGACAAGTCCGTCACCGCCGGACCCATCCGCGTTGGTCGACCAGGCAGGAACAAACCCCTCACCTGGTGATCCGTACACATCGGTCAGGTCGGAGAACGCCATGTCCCCGGGATCACCTGGCGCACCTCGCGGCACTTCAAACGTCAAATCCCACTGCGGGGGTGAATCCTCTGTGCCCGGAACCGCTAAGTCGGGGTCGGCGTGCAACGTACCCGCATAGTCATGCGGGACAGCGATAGGAGTGATGTTCCGCCACACAGGTGGGCGGCCATCATCACCCTTCGCCATCGCCGTAAACCCCGCTCGTCCCTGCGGAGGAGTAGCGATGATGACAGCCGCACCCGTGTTCTGTCCGCCAGCGTTCGGGTCGCCCACCGGGACGAGGCACGCGAAGTCCAGCCGATAGCAGTCCCGTCCCTCAAAAGTGAACGGGTACCAGTCGAGTTCATCAGGCACAGTCGCTCCTAGCCGCTATTCGGGGTCAAAAGAATGGTGTTCGCCACTTCCATCAGCCCCGTAATGAACCGTTGGGACTTCACGATCGGCGCCTGCTCTGCCTTGCCATCACCGATCTGCACCATCACCTCGGCGTCCTCCAAACGGGTTTGGCGCAGCATGACGTTCTCGACGTAGTCGATGAGCATCCAGCCCTCGTCGTCCACGATGGGCATCAACCCGCCCACAAACACGTCCCGACCAACCCAGTAGGGGTAGCCGTTGCGGAATGTTGCTTGGGCTGAACGGTATCCGCGGGTGTCCCACGCGAACGTGATGAGAGTGAAGATGGCGTCCACGTTGTACGGGGCGGCGCCGGTCGCCAGCAGCTTTTCGATACGGGTCGCGTAGGGACCCATTTCGACGCGTCGGTCGAACAACTGCATCATCTGGAATGCGAGTGCGGCATCGTTGAGGAATCCGTCCAACAGGTTCGAGGGAACACCGGTCAGGCCGATGATGATCATGAGCGAGTCGATCAGCCAGGAAAAGAACGCATTCATGATGTCGTTCAACCATTTCGGGCTACGTCCACCGATCACCAACTGGTACGCCTGGGGGTGGTGGTCGACTATCTCGAAGGACTCCATAGGCCCATTCGGATGATCGATAAGCACCGGCCACGGCGTCTCCGCCCGCATCCCTAAGATCTGGGAGATGAACACCCCAGACCGGCCCTGTGGCTGCTGGATCAGCGGTGCAACTGCCTCCCCCAAAGCCGACCCCAACACGTTGACTACCTGAAACAGCAGGCCGTCCAACAAAGTCGAGGTGGGCCCGGTGATCGCCGAACGGTCGGTCACCCGAACCACATACGTGGGGACTTTCAGGTTCGACCACGCATCCGGTTGCGGATCGCCAGGCCGCCACAACTCAACGTCAATGCTGACCCCATACGCGGTGATCAGTTTGTCGATAGCCGCGCCTACGGGGTCCATGCGGAACACGCCCGACACCCACGGTGACCCGTCCAAGAGCGGATTGTGGTGCACCACATAGATAGGGGTTGTGAGCATGGTGAGGATGTCACCATTGGAGGTGAGCCACCGACCAAACCAGCTGCGCCAATCCAAGTTTAAGGAGAACGCATTGTTGACCAGTTCCCACATGCCCGACTGGATGCGCAACGCTTGCTCGGCGATCATCGACTCAACGACCGTGCACACAGGTCCGACAAACCACGCCTTCGACGGCACCTGAACCTGGATTGGCAGCAGCCAGTTCGGCCAAATCAGAAGATACGACAAGATCTCGTAGATGCCGAAGCACTTCACCGTGAGCGTCTTGACGCCGTCTTCAAGCTTGTAGGAGGCGGTATCAACGATGGCCGCCCACTTCAAGTTCCCGACCTCAACCTCAATGCCGACCACTTCGGTTCGGCACTTCCGCAGATACTTCTTCAGTGGGGTGTCACCGGGGAATACGATCTCCACGGTGGGAACACCGTTGCGGGGTTTCGTCGCCGTCAGGCTGATGCGGTCGCCGGCCTCACCGATACGGGTCCAATACTTGTCAGACACGTGCACAACCACTTCGGAGAGGTCTTCGCGCTCGAAGCGAGACGCCATCTCCGCGGCATCCACGATCTGGAAGTTGTCACCATTGTTCAGCCATTCGCTGATGCGGTCGGCGACATCTGGTTCGACGTTTCCTAGAAGGGCCATCTGCGCCTCGGTGTCACATACGACACGATCTTGGTGGCCGAGTTCCCGCCCTCAACTTTGACGGCAATGTGCTGCTCCCGGGCGGGGATGCCGACGGTTTTCGCGGCCAGCGGTTTCGTGAACCTGCCATCGAGCAGCGAATACAGTTCGCCCTGTGGGGGAAGGATTCCGAACAGTGATTCGAACTGCCGTAAGAGTGGGGGGACGTTGTTGTTGGAGGCAAACGACACGATCCGCTTGACGATGTCCTGGAACAGGTTCGTGTTCTGCGTGGGGACGGGGAGGGTGGTGAGGTCAGTGACGCCACGCAACCGAGGTTCGGTGCGAAGCAGTGCCACCTGATTCGGCAGCAGAGGACCGAATTTGATCATGGAGGTCGAGCCCGGTCCGTTGGCGATCTGAATCTGCTGGAACGGCCCGTAGACGACGTGGTTTACCCATCCCAACTGGTCACCATCGTTGGTCAAGGTGATGAACCCTGTCCCATTGCCGGACACCAGAGAAGTTCCCGGGGCGGGGAATTGGCAGATCGAGTCCGGGGCACGCCAGAACGCATCGTCACCCATCGCTGTCCAGGTGAAGTCTTGTCGGCACTGCTGGGCCATCATCAACCCATCAACGGGGTTCTTCATCCACCGGACGGGGGTGTACAGGTAGCCTGCCTCGGTGAGGGTGAACAGTTCGCCCTGCTGCCGCACATCCCAGGACTCCACCCAGTCCCGCACCACCTGCCGGGTGGCGCGGGGAGTTGACCCGAACGCCGACACCGGCAAATCGATCTCGAGTGGGTCGTACACCGCGGAGTTGAAGGTGGAGCCGTCTTGGTTGGAACCTTGCGTGGAGCGGATCTTCCACGGCGGGACGAACCCCTTCGGAGGTCCGGTGAGGATGACGCCGTCCTGCACACCTGGCATCGGGGCGAGGGCACCCATCAGATGGAACTCGGCGGCTCTGCTGGGCGCCTTGTATCCAAGGATGGGTTGGGTGCCGTCGAGGAGAAGTTCAGCGGCCAGCGGGGTTACCCGCCCCGAGGGGTACCGGATGGTCACCCGGGCCCGCCGCCCCACGGCATTTTGCCTGCGCCTTGCTGCGCGGTCTGGTGGCGCGCCAAATCTTGCCCGGCACGGTCTTCGCCGCGGGTGACGTTGTAGTTTTCGATGTTGACGCCGACCTGGCTGCCCTGTTGCCCGTTCTGCTGCTGTTGGGGTTGCCCGGACTGTTGTCCCTGCTGCTGCTGTTCTTTGGTCGGGTTCTTCCCGGCCATATTGGGTGCGGCCGGCCGCGCGCCTGCGAGGCCGCCTGCGATGCGCCCGAACCACGAGTTGCCGATGGATGCGTCTGAGGAGTCCCCGGATGGCAGGAGTGTTTCACCTAGCGCGGAGACGCCGATGGCGGCGGATTGGCCGCCGAATGCGACTGCTCGGTTGCCGAGTTCCATGAGCATCTGCGCTGCTGCGGAGGCTGCTTGTCCGCCGAACATGGAGCCTGCGCCACCGGCTGCGCCGATGCCAGCTTGCAAGGCTGCCATCGGAAGTCCACCTAGGCCTGAGAAGCCCTCACCCCCAACGGGGTTGTTGTATGCCTGAGTATTGATGCCGGTATTTGGTCCACCGACTGGACCCCGACCGAACGGCGCGGACTGCGGCATCCCCGCACCGGGTAGCATCGAACCGCCTCCACCCGTCGGCATTCCCGACGGGGCAGGACCGGTGCTGCCAGGTACGAAAGTATTGGGCCACGCCCCCGGTCCCTGAAGTTTCAACAAGTTCTCAGCTGCAAGTGCTTGCTGGAACGGTGACGCTAAATCAGCGCTCGGGGCGTACTGAGTCCCACCGGCAGCTTGCCAAGATGACGGCGCAAACTGCAGCCCGCCGAAGAACCCGTTGCCGGTATTGATCCCCCAGTTGCCCCCGGATTCGGCTTGTGCCATGGCGTTCCAGTCCGCGCTCCACTGCGGCATGCCCTGCATCCCTGGTACGGGAATCGCTGAACTTTGCCGTGTGTGCACGTGGTTCTGATGCCCGCCGAGGTCTGCGCTGAAGTAACCGGGCTGGGATTGTCCACCCGCAATCTCGGTGCTAGCGCCAGTGTTTGGGTTCTGCCAAATCACCTGTTCAAGTGCGCCCGGAATTGTTGATAGGTAGTCGGCGAACCGCTGCATCGCATCGACCGGTCCAGACCAGTCGATGCCTCGATTCTCACCGTTCGGGTTTGGGGCATATCCAGGCTCGTGCCTATCAGACTCTTGATGTCCTGAATATGTGCTGGCTTTTACGCCAAAGGCGTTCTCAAGAGCATGGACCCAGCCTGGGAAAATAGCTCCACTACTGCCGTATCCGCCCGTATTCGTTCCGGCGGGGAGACCGTACGGTTGTCCACCGCCGTAGGCAGGTCCAAATGCTCCAGGGAATGCCCCTGGCGTGCCGCCCTGGTTCATTCCGGGCATGATTTGGTACTGGGAGCCGAACGCGCCCCCAGCGGCCATCATCCCGAAAATGCCTTTACCTGCAGACCCCGGCTGATACCCGTTCCGCATCTGCGACTGCGCCAACATCGCAGCACCAGGCGCCAACGCCAACGAACCAAGGAACCGCACCAGGTTGTCCGCCAACCCCGGCAGCCCCTTCGAAATACCAAGGTCCGCGTCGAGCGCCGCCCCGATCTCCCCCAACGAACCAGCAGCAGTCTCCATCGTGTTAGTAAACGACTCAGTGACCGACTGCTTAGCCTCAATCAAACGCAACTCAGCTTCGTACTGCTCACGCTCTGCCCGAGCAACATCGTTGCGCTTATCCTGAATCTGCTCCGCAGTCGCATCATTGGACTGCATCAACGCATTCAATTCAGCCTTCGACTGCTCCAACCGGTGCTGAGCATCCAACACCTGCCCCGCAGCGCCATACAGTTGGGCGTTAACCGGCATCCCCTGCAACAGCGACATCGGATCGCCCGTATACGGGGTGACCGGCATGTTCAGGTCAGCCGCTGAGCCACCACCTGCACCACCGCGACCATTGTTCACCGGCTTGCCCGACCACTGCGAAATCTCTCCGATACCACCGCGGTTCGCGATACCCCCAATACCGAACGGCATACCAGCACCGCCAACACCGCCAAAGCTCGGAAACCCCGGCACACCATGGGAGCCGGGCAAGCCTGGACCACCGACCTGACCGCCACCGCGGGGGAACGGGACGACGGCGCCGCGTTTTCCCTCTTCGCCCCGAATGTACGCCCACGCATCAGCGATCGCGTTCACCGTCGACAACACCGGAGACAACGCCCCGATCAACGAACTAGTCGCGTCCGCGGCAGCAGAGATAGCCGGAGCCCAGAACGTGAAGTACGGCGAAATTGTCGACACCACCGACGAAATGGTGGGCATCAGGTCCGCCAAGATCTGGGTCGCGTCCACGATCATCGGCATAATCTGTTCGCCGATAGGGGCCATCGACACGAACGCCTCCAACACGTTCATGGTGGCCGCACCCAACTGCTTCATCGTGGTCAGGCCGGTTTGAATCCACTGCTGCAATTGGCCTGACTGCGAAGCCTCGGTGATGAACCGGGCAAATGAGTCCGCGGCTTCGGCAGCGGCTTTCGCAAGGGAAGGAAGAAAGTTCGATCCCGTTGAGGTCAACGAGGCGAACGCGTTCGTCATCGAGGCAGCGGCTGGTGCGATGTTCTGGAACGCGGTCGCCACGTTGTCAGTGATGTTCCTGATGGCTGCCGACGTTTGTGGAGTCATCAACTCTGCGGTGATGCCTGTGAACATGCTGTTGAACGCGCCAGCCACACCAGTGGTCATCTGCTGAATGACCGGGAGAAACTGTGTCGACAACTGCTGTAGCTGCGGACCCACATTGGCGAACAGTGCGTCCTGGGTGGCGTTCTTCAACTGGTCGAACGCCGGCATCAGGCCACGCAGCGACAACGCCGCCTCACGCGCGGCCGGAGATAGGCTACGGATTGCTTCGTTGAACTTGTCGGTGTCGCGAATGTTCTCCAACGCGTCACCAAAGCCCAGCGTTGCGAGCTTCAACGTTCCGAACGCTGCTGCGGCACCACCGATCACCGCCGGAAGAGCGCCCACCACACCCGCAGCGGCCGACGCCGCCCCAGCCAAACCTGTAATGCCGGCAGCCAGCGCTGCGACGGTAACCGGCCCACCAACCCGACCCAACGATCCAATCGTGGCACCCAACGACGACAAAGTGGACATCGACTGCTTGGAACCCTCGTTGAGGGAACGCATCTCGTTGACTAGTTGTCGTGCGGCAGACCCCTCATCGCGGCGAGCCTTCGCCAAACGCTCATGCTGGGCCACCATCTTCTCCGAAGACACGGAACCCTTTTCCTGCATCGCGTTCAGCTTTTCTTGCTCAACCCGAACCTTGCCCGTAGCGTCGGCAACCTTGTTTAAGCCACGTTCAATCTTCGGGCTGGACCGCTGCAACCCAGCACCGAACTGATCGCCGAAGCCCTTCCCCGCTTGCAGGCCGACCTGCTGGATGTCGCGTTGAATATCCCTGGCAGTGTCGCGAACCGCCCGCCGGTTGAAATCAGGGACGACGTCAACGTGGATTGCCATACGCCCCCCTCTTCTCTAATGGAACTTTGCGATACAGGCTGGACAGCATCCGGGACCGCGCTTTCACGGCCGCCTCATTGGCGGCTTCTTCTTCGGCTTGTTCAATGTCCGCGCGGAGTTGGCATTTAAACCAGGAGTCGTCCGGAAGCCCTTCAGCGAGAGCGATCAGTTCACGGGACGACATGACACCTGTGTGCCAGTCACCAATGTTGGTGTTGGAGTAGTGGGATCGGAACCCAGTTTCGAGGGCCTTCGGGTATCTCACCCAGAGGTCGAAGGCTTCTCGGATTTTGGGTCCGACTCCATCCTCTCCTGGTACTCCTGGTTCATGCGGGTCCACTCCAGCCCGATCTGGTTGGCGATTCCGCCACCCGTCTTGAACCGTTCGTAGCCGTCCTCGCCCCACAAGGCGATGGCCAGACGGACGTTGTACGGCGGCTTCACAAGGTTCCCGTCCTTGCGGTGCGGGATAAGGGTGATGTCTTCGGACCGTTCGCCGACCTTTTTGTTGACGGTGCGGATGGTGCCGTCTGGATCGCGAATGATCTCGGTGTCGTATATCGGCACCATGACTTCTTTGGTGTCGCAGGTGGCGACGTCGGCTTGGAGTTCGTCGTACCGTTGCTGCTGTTCATCTGTGAGCAGGCCGGGGTTGGGGATTTCGAACTTGCCATTGTTGGTTTTGATGATGACGGATTCGGCGAACCCGAAGTAGTCGGCGGCCTGTTCTTTGGCCTCTTCGACTGATACGTCTCGTTTTCCGTGTTTCGGCATGGCTGGGTTCCTTCACTCTGTTGTTGGCTGGGTTTGTGGCTGGCCTTCGGGGGGCGCGGACCCAGCCAGGCCGCACCCCCCGAAGGGGCATTAGCTGGTGATCGTCACCGAGTTCGACACCGAAGACGTTGCCGACAGCAGGTTTGAACCTGTCGCGGTAACACGGAACACCTTCGCACCCGCGGACAACCCGGAAAGGGTGTGTGTGATGTTGCCGCCCGACAGCGAGTTGTTCGCAACCGTCGCGGAAGTCCACGGGCCAGCAGATGTAGCCGCAGACTCCACGGCATAGGTCCACGGGTCGCCGAGGCCGGTCGGGACAGCGTGCGCCACCGTTGCAGCACCCGCACCCGTTGCCGTCGCCGTGACACTGCCAGCGAAGACCGGATAACCACCCTGCCCACGCCAACCTTCGCCCTCACGCAGCGTGTTCACCCGGTACTTGGCGAACGGGCACAGCAGTGCTTCCAGGGTGATTTCCAGGCGGTCCGCGTCGGCGACATTCCAATTCGAATCACCCTGATCGGCGATGTTCAGGCGGGGAAACACCTTCGCCGCGTAATGCTTGCCATCGAACATCAGCGCAATCGCCTGATACTCGATGCGGCGGGCGAACGCAGCCTTCGGCGAGTCATACCCGGCAGCACCCAAATCCAGCATGGACGAGAACGGGTTGCGGTCGCGGATGCAATCAACGATCGGGTTCGCCTCCAACGCGATGAGCTTGATGGAGTCCGATTCCTCGGTGATGTCCACACGGACCGGGTTGCGGGACTGAGCCGAGCGCACCTTCTCGATGTTCATGTCCGGGGTGAACGTGAACCCTTCCTCGCCCATCAGACCGAGGTGGTAGAACCCGAGGTTCGGGCCGGTCGCGGTAATGATCAGGTCATCTCGCAACTCGCCGTCCTCCGCGTACGGGGTGAACCGTCCACGAGCGTTGAGGCCGACGGACGCGACGTCGAGGCGGGTTGCCGACGAGTTGTACTCGCGGATCAGCAGGTCGGTGACGATGCCTTTGCGGACGTTGTTGTCGTTCAGCCCGGGCTGAAGGATGTCCTCGTAGGTGCCGCCGGTTTCAGGCAGTGCCATAACAGATTTCCTCTCGGAATTGTTGAATCACCCGGGGCGGCCCCGGCGTGCTAACACCGCTCAGGCTGGATTGGCGGTGAATCTAAGGTCGACCCGGTACGTAGCCACGAACCGTTCGACGGTGTCGGAGTAGTACTCCCAATGCGGACCCTCCGACACAAGAATCCGATCGACCTGAACTATGAGGCCGGAATCCAACGTCACTTCACGCTGGTAGGTATGGGGCGGGCCCAACGCCAACATCCGCGACAACGTTTGATGCGCTTGGGTTTCAGCCTCGGTGTAGGTTCGGTGAAAGTCATGGATCGAATAGGTGCCTTGGTCCACAAACTGAGTGATCGGGCCACCGATCCGGGTTACGACCCGCTGAGGCAACACATCGTTTGCTTTGCGTTTCGGGCGGACCTCCACCCCCAGCGCCTCTAACCACGTGATCAGAACTTCACCCCCAATAGGGGGCAGAGTGTCCGCCATCATTTGTCGGCAGGCCCGATCGTCCCACCGAACATCGCCGCCACCCTGCGGGCCGGCGCAAACTCCGGAGTGGGAGTATCAGGCCCAAACTTCGATTTCGTGCCATCGGGATCAGACCCGGTGCCGTACTCAATCCAATGAGCCTTAAAGTCGTCGGCTTCAACACGAAAGACGGGCATCCCGTCACGGTCCCGCCTCAACCGGCGCACATTAATGCTCGCTGCGTACGCCCCCGTATCTTTCGGTGCGATACGCCGCCACTCATCCCGAACCTTCTCAGCCTCATCCGCAGTCCCGGTCCGGATCTCATCCAAACCCCGAGCCGCAGCGAGAATCTGAGCCTCGATATCCGAGACAGTCTCGCGGACTCTACTGCTCGCCATCAGCCTTCGGCTTCGGAGCAGACTTGCTCACCGGCTCCAGATGACCCGACTCCACCAATGGCCGCGCCGCAGCATCCGGCAACTCCACCACACCATCAGTGAAACTCACCGACTTACCGTTGACCACAGCCGCAGCCGGATACAGCACTTTGTATGACGCCATCAGTTCTTCTCCTAGGTTTGGCGTTGGCACAGGACAGTCACCTTGACCACCTGCCCTCGTAGATCGGTGAAGGGCTGGACACCACCGACGATCTGAAAAACATTGCTGGGGTTGTCTTCATCGAATGCGGGGCTGTCGGTTCCGTCGTAGACGATCTGCCCCGACGCCTCCGCCGCCAGCACCGCTGGATTAGGCGGTGCGGTCAGCTTCCACAACTCGGTGGCAACATCAGCCAACCCGACCTTCTCCGACAGCCGCAGCGGCCGGAAATGAACACCCGAAACCAAATCGACAGTGTGGGTTTGGACAGGCATGTTGTTGCGGTCCGGGGCACCGTCGATGGTGCTGACGAACCCGACAGTCTGGCCACCGTATTCGTGAGGGAAGTTCAGCACGTGATGCGCCACGGTTCGATCGGAATGGAACCGATCTTTGACCGGCGCCGCGACTTCAACCGGACCTGATCTAGATCCGAATCGCTGAATCCCACCGAAACAGTGCCCCTGTAATAGGAGCGGGACTCCGTCACATCATCGACGGTCTGAGTGTGCTGTTGAACCCCTGTCGGGTTCCGGAAGATCCCCAAAACCTTTTCCACAACCAGGGACTTCACCCTGTCCACACGACCAGGGTCACCCGCCGACACGGACTCGGACTCGATGTCCTGCAGATCTTTCCGCAGCGAAGGGACCACACCCATGAGCGCGTTCTCCACATCGAAGATCCGCCACTTCAACCAATCCAACCGATCCGAAGGGAAGTCGTCCTCGTACCGGGCCGTAACCTCGGATGCGGTGACGAACTTCCCTTCGGGCGGCGTTGGGCTGGTCATTCGACCGGGACACCAGCCTTGTCGACAGCGTTGATGATGTCGTCTCGTCCCTCTACCTGCGACACATCAACTCCGTTATCTTCGGCATACTTCCGCCAGGCGGATTCGCCTGAACCCTTACCTGCCCGCGGCGGCGGACCGGTTACAGGTTCGTCAGCTTGCTCACCTGACTCTTCGGCGCCGAGCACGTACGGGTTGGTGATCTTCGCCCAGGTGGGAATGCCGTCTCCGGGTTTGACGGCAACGACACTCCCATCCGTGTCGGTGAGATACACCGTGTACTCGCTCTTATTGGTTGCCATCAGAACCCCTTTAGGCGACGGTGGCGATCAGGATCTTCCGCGGGTCCGCGAGGACAGGCAGAACCACACCATCAACGAAGGTGGTCTTCCGGAATGGAGGCTGCTCCTCACGAACGAGGATGCCAATCAGGCCGGCCGCCGTCTCAACCTGAACGTTGTTGGCGTTCAGTTCCAGCGAGGTGGTCGGAGTGCCCCACGCAGTGAACCCGAGCGTCGACAGATCAGACGGCAGGAACAGCAGCTTGTTCGTGGCGATCACCGGAACGGTAGATCCGTCCACGTCGAAGCTGGAGTTGTAGACGGACCCGCCAGGCTGCCCATCGGTCGGAACCACGAACGGGGGGATACCGAATCCTGAGAGGAAGCCGTTGATCTCATTGATCGACAGCCACGTCACCCCGGTCTGGTCACCCTTGATCGCGTTGATCAGCTGTGTGTTCTGCATCAGATGCTGCACAACCGCCGACGAAGTAACGAACTGCCCCTGCGGGGCGCCGTTCACCGCCGAGTACACACCCGTCCAGGCGATCAGGTCGGTCAGCGGAGTGGACGCAGCGTGGTTGGACCACAGCGTCGATGCTGTGACCTTCTGGCTACTATCGATCCCGTAGTCGACCTGCTGCTGAACACCGTTCTCATTGATGGTCAGCACACCATCGGTGAGGACGTCGCCCCACGCCAGTTCAACGCGGTTCTGCGCATAACGGGTGAGGTTGGTCAGATCGTCGTAGATAGCATCAACAAGGATGTTCTGAATGGTGCCGCCGTAGCGGGCCATCTCCTTCTGCCGGCGCTCATACTCCCCCACGCTCAACTGTCCGCCCAGAGGGAGCATCCGGACCCGCTTCTCGGACCCGGTGTCCCGCGGGGCCACCCAGAACGAACCATCCCAGTTGCGGAACTTCGCAGTGCGGTTGGTCTGGGTGATCGTCGCGAAGTCGATCTCATCGGTGTCGTACATGCGCGTCGGGAACATGTTGGTGAATCGGTTGTTCGACGGCAGGGGAACCTGCTGCGTGAACGCGATGGTGTCTTCCAACGGCACGGGGCCGTCCAGGAACAGAGCCATGTCAGTTCTCCCTTACGCCTCGTACCGGATGGTGGGGGTGTCGGCCTTGCCTGCGGCATCGACCGCGCCCGCTCCGGACTGGAACGGGAGTTTGGCCACCGAGATGATGGCGTCGTTGACGACCGCGCCTGTGCCGACCTTGGCGGCCGTGGTGCCGTTCTGGCGCACAAACCGCACATCGGCGTAGGTGTAGCCGTACAAGGTCTGAGTGCCATCAGACTTGGTGTCGTCGTACGGCCCGTACAGACCCGTGGCGGTGACCTTGCCGATAGCCGTCCCCGAGGGCAGGTAGCCGTTCGGGTAATGGGTACCTGCAGTGAATTTCGACGGATCGAGGGTCACGTTCAGTTTGACCTTGGGCTCTTGCAGGAGCCACTGCTTGTTGCCGACCTGATAGGTCGTCGTCTGCAACGAAATGTCGGTCGACATCGCGCGCTTCCTTTCTTAAGAGGGTTTACCGAAGCGCTTCGCTGCTTCGGCTGTTCCGGCTTGGCCGGGCCGCGAAGGAGGAGATCCCACGCCATGCTGTCCCCATGCCGGCGGCTTCTGCCCCACAGGGCGAGGCTGCTGGGTACCGAGAAGTGCCGCTAAATGGGCGCTCACCTTCGAAGGGTCCACTTCCTGTCCACCGTCGCTGTAGAAGGCGGCAGGGTTGGTGGTAGCCACGAAGGAATCCAACTGTTCCCCGGTCAGCAATCCTGCCGCCGCGGAACGTAAAGCCGCCTGGTCCAACTTCGGCCGAAACTCGGCCTCCACGGCAGAACGTGCCTCTGCGGCAGCTCGTTCGGTCGCATCCCTGATCGCCTTCTGATCGGCGGTCAACCGCTCACCTTCGAGTTCTTCCAGACGTGTCCACATCGCATTGACGTCCTGGGGCGTGAACCCGTGGAACGCAGCGAGTTTGTTGTCTGCCTGTCGGTTCTGGAAGCGGAAGTAGGCGGCCTGCTGATCGGCGGTCATATCTTTGACCGGGGTGCCCTCCGGGAAGCCCTTATCGGACTGCGGAGCGGGGGTAGGCTCAGGACCCATACCGGGTGACTGAGGTTCAGGCGTCGGAATCGGTGAGGACATTGCATCTCCCATATCGGGTTGCCCATAGCGGGCCTGCCGCCGGAAACGGCGGAAGTTCTAGGACTCGCGAAGAGTCACGCTTCAGTTACTCGCCGGTTCGGCAAGTTCAACTGAGACAAGTTTTCGTCGATGTCACGTGGGGTCATCTGCCAGATCAGTTCGCAACGCTTCTCAACTGAGAGGGTGTCCACCGACTGCGACGACGCCGACGCCATCTCGGCGAGCGTGCGGAACTCAATTGGACCCCAATGCAGCTTCAGGCTTTGCCCGCGCTCAGACTCACCGGCCAACGCGAAAGCAATACGCCACAGCAGTTTCAACGACGGCGTAATTCGCGCTCGACGGTCCCGAACCTTCGCAGTAGCCGACTCCCGCATCAACCCAGCGCCCTCTGCTGAACCGTTCGCCGCATCGGGAGTGATTAGATGCAGCGGGGTGGAAGTGACCGCAGCGTATTCCTTGACATCGTCACGCTTAGCGTTAATGAACGGACCGAAATCCGCTTGCTGCGACTCCCAGATCTCAAAATCTTTCGGTAGCAGCCACATCGAACCAGGTCCAGCTTTCAGGCTGGACCGCAAACGATCAAGCATGTCGTCGGACGACTCGACGTCGGAATCCTCGCCGTACTCGTCCTCACCGTCATCCGGATCACCCTTCAGTGCCCGCTGACGTAGCGCCTGATACCAAAACCCAATGATCCGTTGAAGCGTGGTGTCGTTGATCCGGTCCAAAAGATCAATGTGCGGCTCGTACTCACCAAGCCCGAACGCATTCTCAAAACGCACCAACGGCACCCCGCCAAGAGCGTCCAACCCTTCAACAAGTTCAGGCTCGTCACTGACGCGTTTCCACACCGACCCTTCGAACGTCAACGTCCACTTCTGCCCCGGCAGAAACATGTGGGCAATCTGCTCCCCCGTGACCGGGTCGTACCCCTTCACCAAACCAGCGGCTAGACGAACGGGATTGTCACTGTCGGGGATTCCCACGCATCGACGCGGGTCGATTGCGTGAATGGTGGGCGTCGGGTCGCCAGGGACGACAAGCCCATACGACTCACCCATGGCGAACAGATACCCGAGCAGATCTTTGAATCGTGCCGCGAAGCCCGACTCATCCATGATCTGTTCAGCTAAGTCGTCACCGTTGGCGTCACTGTCAACCACAGTGGAGATGGCTTGCAGCTCCATCCGGTCAAGCATCGCCGCCACCGTCATAGGCGCATAGTTGGAGCGGGCCTTGCGCATCACATCTCGGAACACGTCGCGGTACTCCGCCGCTACGTGCGGCAGCGGGGGATCGCCTACGTAGTAGGACCACAGTGTGTCAAGGATGCGGTTGCGTGGCTGAACTTCCCGACTGCACGCCGACATCTCTGGCCGCACCCGAAGGTCCTGCCACTTCGGCCGAGTCACCTGAGTGAACCGAGCATCCAGCAGATCGAACCACTCCGAGGGAGTCAGCGTAGCCAACTATGACCCCCTTCTATCGGATCTGGCCTATGACTTGTCGTTTCCGTTTGCCCACACCGGCTTTAATCGCATCCAGGCGGGCTTTCCACGCCATCGTCGCCGCATAGGCGGCATCAATCTTCTCTGGCGAATCCGGGTACGCCTTATACAGCAGGTAACCCTGGCGGACCTGTCTGCGCCGAGCATTCAGCACGTGCCGTGTGAACGCCGAAGACCCGTCATGGGTGCACTCCGCATGCTCAATCGCCGTGTGCAGCGACTTCACTGCCTCCACCGCGTCCGTGCTCTTACCGCGCGGCCACGCCGCAATCCTCGAATTGCCCGACGCCTTCAACTTCGGGTGCAGCTTCGATCCGAACGCGGCTTCCCACTTCGCGATATGTTCGGTCCACCCCGAGGGGTCCGCATAGAACCCGACCACGGTGTATCGCTTGAAAGCCAACCGGACACATGCATCAATCTCAGCGACCGGGGGTTGCCAAAATGACTGGCTTCCCGTCTTCACGCGGTCCCGCGGCGACATCTCCCGGCCTGGAGGCTCCCAAATCGACCGCTCACCGATCTCAAACAAGTGCCCGTCCGACACACGGCATCCGATCAACGCGGTAGCGTCTGCCTTGCCCTTTTTCCGGCCCATGGAACCGTCAAATCCAAGGACGATCACATCCTTGTCGGCGACCACCTTGTCGCCGTCGAAGCAGGCACCCCACTCCGGGGACGACACCCACGCATCAGAGGCATGAGTGATCTGATTCAGATAGTCACTGCGTGCGGTCTGGATGTCTGTTGCCGGGTCCCAAATAACCGCGACCTGCGACGGCAGATCCACATGTCCAGGCGGACAGGGCGGGTCATGAAGCACACACCCGTCTGGATGCCCAGATGAATCACCGTACGCCACACGCAACCCGTGAATCAGAGATTCATGATCACCCAAGTCTGTATCTGGTGGAGCTTCCCGGTGATCCCATAGAATCGGCTGATCCAACTTGGTGCGACCCTCACGCGCCGCAGCGGCAGTCTCCGCAGATTTCTCCGCCACCGAATTCTCACCAGGGATGAACGCGTTCGGCGACTCAATGGTCCGCCCGCCGTTCTTAGCTGTATTGGTGCGGATCTTCTGGGCTAAAGCAGGGCCGCCGTTGGACGGAACCCACTCCTCCGTCTGATCCAACACCGCGAACGTCGTCGGCGCACCCTTCACAGTGCGACCCGAACTTGTCCGCTTCTCAATCTTTCCCCGCGGCAAATTCACCACAGTGTCATACGGCTCAACACCCGGGTACGCATCAACCACCGGGCCAGCCAGCATCTCCAACATCGGCTGCCACGTGTTATTCGTCTGATCCTCAGACACCGCAGACACATGCACCAACGGGGTTCGCACCGTACTCCACGGCCGGCCTACCGGCTGCCCATCAGCATCCCAGCCGTCGAACACCACATCAGCCAAACCCTCAACAATGCACAACCCGCCCAAGATAGGAGATTTACCCCACCCTCGCGGCCTGCCCAAAAGGCCCCGCCCATAGACGAACCTGCCAGTCAAAGGGTCAATCTCATACCAGCGGAGGATAAAGTCCTCTTGCTCCCGATACGGTACGAACGGCTCGTACTCGCCCACCGCAGGACGAGCCAAAAACTCGGTCATCCAATCAAGCACATACCAACCGAGAGTCGGAACCTCCCCCTCTTCGGAGGGCTTCCACGGCACCGCTACACCGCCTTCAGTGGACCCCGACGAGATCGAGCAGCACCCGAAACCGACACAGACCGACGCTCGTCAGCCTCATCCGCCGCCGCATACGTAACCCGCAACCGAGCACGATCCTCCGACGTGGCACCCATCTTCGCCACCCGCAACCGCAACTCCGGCAACAACTTCAAATCACCCTTGCCCCAAACCTTCGCGTGAAGCAAAGCCGTATCCAGCAGGAAATCCCAATCCGTAGCCGTGAAATCCCGCGCCATCGGCTCAGAACCCCACACCGCCCACCAACGCCTCGTAGCCTCCGGCCACACAAAACGCTGAGAAACCAACTCCCCATCGTCTTCAACCTGCACATCAAACTCAGGCAACTCCGGCTGCACCACAGGCTCAGCCATGTACACCCGAGACCCCGTCGGATCAGCATTACGCCGAACCCGATTCACCGGATCTTTAGGTTGAGGTCCTCTACCAGCCATAGCGGCCAACCCCTTTCTGCCATAACGGCTTACAGGAGGAAACAGAACAAACTCGCAGGTCACAGCGAATCCCCAGACCCGTACAAACACCGAGAAGCCTGCGATGGGGTCAGTGTTTTGGGGTCGGGGGGAGGGGTGGACCCCTGGGGTGTCAGGTGGGTTTCAGTCCGGGGTGTGGTTGTGGTTTGCGTGCCCATTGGCGGCGGTTGGTGGCTCGGTTGCCGCCTGCTGGGCATTCGCGTCCGGAGTGTTCGGGGTGCGTTGGTGCGTTGCGGTCGGTTTGGTGTCCGAGGTCCCAGGTTTGGTTGGGTGTGATGGGGGTGTTGCATCGGGGGCAGGTGATGGTGCCCGTGGCGACTTTGGGTGCCCATTGGCGGCGTTGGCGTTGGTGTGTGCTGCCGTATCCGCGTTGGGTGGTTGTGCCTGGGTTAGGCATTGGGGAGTGTGGCGTCGTCTGTGAGTGCGCGCATCTCTGGGATGGCGATGGTCAGGGTTACGGATTGTGTTGCGCGGTCTTCGGTGAAGTGTGCGTGGAATCCGTCTCGGCGGCTTTTGTCGGCGAGTTGTTTGAGGAGGAGTGCTGTCATGCCGAATTTGGCTACTGGCAGGCTCATGGTGGGTTGGTCGCCTGCGGGTAGGTGTGGTGCGGGTGGGATCGGGTTGATGTGGTGTCCGCATTCGGGGCAGGGGATGGTTACGGGCATTGGCATTGCACCGATCGGAGTGTGGTGGGGCGGGTGTTGATGCGTTCTGGGCGGGTGATGTTGAGGTCTAGGAGTTTGGTGCCGCAGGTGGTGCAGTAGAGGGAGGCGATGGGGGGTTTGATGCCATCGAAGGCTTTGGCTTTGACGGTGAGTTCGTCGAGTTGTTGTGTGGTGATGTTGGTTGGGTAGCCGTTGTCTTCGAGGAGTTGGACTAGGGCTTCGCCGATGGAGGTTGTTGTTTTGGTGTGTTCCTCGGCTACTTGTTCTCTTAGTCCTGGTGGGAGTGTGGTGGTGTCGAATTGTGTGAGGCGGACTGGGTTGCCTGAGGGGTGTGGGAGTGCGGCGAGGTTTTCGGAGAACAGCTTCGCCAGATCCGGGTTAGGCACCGGGAGCAGCCTCTCGGGGTAGTTGGTCGAGGAGTTGGTTGAGGTCTCGTTCGGCCATGTCGATGAACAGTTGGTCGCCATCGTTGCGGGCGCGTTTGAGGAGCTGCGACATGCGGATGATCCGGGTTTCGAGGCGTTCGCGGGAACCGTATTTGGCGGGGGTGGGTGTCATGTGTGGACCTCCCGCAGCATGGCCGGTTGGTGGTGATGCACGAAAGTCCGCCCTGCTTTTGGCATGGACGGACTTGCCCAAAGTGTACGACATGTCGCACCGGATTGGCTACGCACTGCGGTGTGTTCTGCGTTTCTGGTATTCGATCAGGTCTTGGAGGAGGAAGACGACTTCGTTGTCGGCGTTCATTCGGCGTTCGAGGTGGCCCCGTTCTACCCATTTTTGGACGGTGCGTTTTGAGACGTCTGCCCATTCGGCTACTTGGGCGGTGGTGAGGAATTGGTCGGTGGTGATGTCTGGTCTGCCGACGATCCAGGTTTGTCCGTAGGCGACCATGACTTCGTCGAGTTCTGCGCAGGCGGCGGCGTCGAGGTCTGCGAGTCGGTCGCGGTACATGTGGGCGACGCGGGAGCGGCGTTCGAATCTGTCGTCGGGCCAGGGCCAGTCGCTCACAGGGTGACCTCCATTCCACGCTTGTGGAGTTCGAGGAGGATTTTGTCTTGGCGGCGGAGTTCGTCTTCGGGGAATTGTGATCCGCAGGTGGTGCAGTCGAACCAGTCTGAGCCGGCCCATCGTCCGACTGTGCGGGCTCGGCATCGGGTGCAAGGTAGGTCTCGGTGTGTGCGTGCTCGTGTCATGCCGAGGGTGTAGTGCGCTAAAGCGCCGTAATGGTCGAGTCGTTTGACGATCTGTAGTCCGGTGGTGGTGGAGGGCATGTGGATGAGTCCGTTGGGTGCCCAGGTGAGGACGTCGATTGCTTTGTCGTCTGGGTCTCTGCCGCCGACTCCGGTGGCGTGGATGAGGGTGGTGATGTGGGGGGCGACGATGTGGGCGCAGGCTTGTACTTGTTTGGCGGGGTTGGTGTGGGCGGGGTTGTCCATGTTGGTTTTGTCGGCGATGACTTCTGCGGCGGTGGTGAGTTCGGTGACGATGCCGCCGAGGAGGGTGTCGACGTGGAGGTTCAGGGGGACGGTGCCGGATGGTTTGGGTCGGCGGATGTTGACGTCGACTCCGGTGTGGCGTTCTCCAATCATGGCGTGGAGGCGTAGCCATTGTTCGGGGAGTTCTTGGATGCGGTGGGTGGTGTGGTTGAGGCAGGCGGGGCACAGATCGTCTGGGCGTTCTGTTTCCTTGGCTTGACGTTTCCCGTCGTCGTCCACGATGGATGCTTTGCAGGTTTTTCCTGATGCGCAGCGGTGCGTGTTTTGGTCCGTCACAGTTGGGCCTCCGGCCTGAATGCGGCGTGGATGTGGTTGGAGTGCTCCAGTAGTCGGATGAGTGTGTCTGTGTCGGCTGGTTCGTAGACGAGGTAGATGGTTTCGTCGTTGAAGTCGGAGCCGCGGGTGGGTGCGGTTTCGAGCGGGTAGGAGACGGTGGGGTCGGCTGCCATTTCGTCGAGGCGGTCGATGTATTCGCCTGTGTCGTGGGCGTCGATGCAGTCGAGGCTGATGGACCAGAAGTCGCCGGGTTTGTCGCCGTGCATGATGGTGTCGGATTTGAGGGCGAGTCCGTGGAACACCCAGGGTTGTTGGAGTTCGGCGTATAGGGTGCCGGGTGGGAGGGTTAGGAATTCGGGGCGTTTGACGAGCCTCACTGGTGTTCCTCCGGGTGTTGGGGTGGTGTTGATTTTACCTGCACATCAGCGGTTTTCGTACCTATCGGGGTGATGGTGATACTCCACGTTTCACGACGGCGCTTCGGTCGAATGTGCGCGTATGTGACCGTCCTTCGTGGGCATAACCCGCTTGCCGCAAGCTGGACATTTCGCCCTGCCTCGGATCGTTTCGCTCGGCAGTCTTCCAGTACCTTCACACAGAACCCGGCGAGGTCTTCGCCTATAGTGCCGCTCGCAGAGCGGATTATCAGTCGTCACCAAGCGAACCCCAGACTGTTCGCACCCCTTCACTGAGCAGGGCCCAATTGGGCGGCGATAGGTGGACCACTGCTTGGGCCACTGGTCCCGTGAATACCGTCCGGATTCTCCAGTTGTCATCGTTTCCTCGCTTCGCGTTCCAGTAGCCATTCGATGTGTGGGACGGGGCTGGTGACCCAATCCATTGCTTCCTGCCAGGTTTCGTGGATGCCGGTCCATTCACCTTTTTCGTTGAAGGTGTCCCATTGTGCTAGGTGGGTGTAGAGGGTGCCGTCTTTGCGTCGGCAGCGTTGCACCCGGTGCTTGCCCGTGGGTTCTGGGCGCCAGCTCATGAGTTGGGTGACTGTTCGAGTGTTTCTGCTAGCAGCCATTCGAGGACTTGGCGGCGGTAGGAGCGCTTTGCTTCGGCTATGGCGTCTTCGATGCGGAACATTGCATCTACAGCATCTTGGATTGCTTCGGCGACAGCGGTGGGGATGGGCCACGATACGGGCCAGTCCGCGTCGGCTTCATCGTTGTCGTAGAGCGTGATTTCTCGGCGTTGCTTTAGGAGCCGGTCTGTGACCTGTTCGAGGTCGGATGCGGCTTGGAAGCGCTTCTGGCGTAGCGCTTCCAATTTCGGGTCGACAAGTCTCATTCGTGCGCCTCCAGGTTCTTCGGGGTGATGGTGATGGTGGCTCCGATGGCGTGGGCGTATCGGAGGATGGTGGAGAGGTGTGGGTCGCGGGTGGGGTCGTTTTCGAGGCGTGTGATGGCGGATCGGCAGATGCCCATGCGTCGGGCGATGGTGCGTTGTGGGAGGTTTCGGGTGAGGCGCAGGGCACGCAACTCATCCACCACAGCACGGAAGTCGGCGGTCATTAGTCTGGCCACCTTCCGACGTAGCAGGGTGGCTCGTATGGTCGGTCGTCGTTGAATCGGGCTGGGAATAGTTCGTAGACGTAGCTGCCGCCCTCGCGTAGAAACGTTGTTGCGAATCCGTCTGGCGTGACGGTCATACCGTCGCCGTTTTCCCAAACCACTTCGCCTTGGAGGGCTTCAGGCAGGTCGCGGGCGAGGAAGAGTAGGACTGGCGGAAGTGGGCGGTCGTTCGGGTTTCCGATTTCCATGTCCCACTCGCAGACAGACGCTGATTCCATGTCGATGATGACTTCGCATGGGCGATTCATCGGTGGAATCCGAATTTGTCGTCGGGGAACCAGGGTTCTTCGCCGGATGGGTTGGGTGGGTTGAGGTCGCGTTCGAAGTTGTGTCCCGCGCCGGCTTCCATGCGTGGTGGTTGTGGTTCGGTGTGGTTGGGTTGGTCGCGGTCCATGTTGATGGCGAACACTTCCCGACCGAAGATGCGGACAGACAGCCTGTTTATCGTCGCCATGCTGACCGCCGCAACCGACGACGACCACGAAACACCAGCACAAAATCAACACTCATCAGGACTCCTCGGGTAGGTAGATCAGTTCGGCGGGGAGAATCGGGAGGTGTAATCCCTCGTAGCCCACCATCATCCAGGCGTCTCCTCTGCGCTCCATGACGTCAGCCATGTCATCAATCACCACGGAAAACTCGGGCACTGCGTTGAGTTCTTCGACGGTTTCAATGCGCTTGGGGGTGAGCCGTGTCTCCTGCGTGGCCGCGGCGATGATCTTCAGCGCGTGTTCGGATGTGTCTACCGAGCAGGCCAATCCGCCGGCTGCGTTGAGCCCGAACCGGATCTCGCCCCCACGTGTATCACTCTGGACACGGACCGCGTTGATGAGGGTGACGTACTGTTCGGCGGTCTCCCACATGAGGGCTTCAGCGTCGATCCAATTGGCGACTAAATCCGCTAGTTGGGCTGGATGAACGGCACCGGATCGGACAGCCTCGACGCCGTCGCGTAGTCGCTTCACATGGTCGGCTATGGCGATTTGGTCGGGAGATGCGGACTTGTCGGCGCTCATGCTTGTCCCTCCTCGGTGTCCAGCACGGCGAGGATGTCGGCGGCTAGGACTGTGTGTTGGCAGATGGGCCGCCCGGTGGCGTCCCTGGATATCTCGCGCATCCACTTCTCGTTCTCCGACTCGACGCACAGCGCCCGGATTCGTGTTTCCTGCGCCCGGAGACGGGATAGTTCAGCGGCGAGCTCGGGAACGAGTTGGCGTGCGGCGGCGACGAACTGGGCATCGTGGACCGTTGCCCCGCCACGAGTTCCGCAATCTGGGCAGAGGAACAGGTACGTGTCATTCTGGGTCGGCTCGTGCGCGTCGGGGGTTCGATCTACGAAGACGGCTGCATCCCATTCGTCGTCCATGTAGAACGACCACGGCGGCGGTGACACGCCTTCGAGCACATTGGTCACCCGGTCGAGTAGGTCACGGTCCCGCTGCTCGGCGCTGGTCATGTTTGGTTCTCCTTGTGTTGTTTCTGCCACCCCAGAACCCCCAGAAACGATCGGGAGGGCGGGGTTGGTGTGTGTACCGCCGGGAGACGGCAGCGGGGCACTCAGGGCCTCGTTTGGCATCCAGCCCGAAACCCAGCGGCCCACTCGATGTCCTCCGCGATAGTTGCCTTCCGGGTTCTCGGTCGGGCACTCGGTGAATATCTCGTCGGCAACCCACTGCCCGTCCTCGTCTTCGCCCTCGTAGGTCCACTGGCGGGTGAGTCCTCCGAGAGCGGCCACCACCGCCGTTGCAGCGGCATCGCACCACGGAAGTAACCAGCCGTCCGCGTTTCCATCCCCGAATGGGTCGACCAATGGCGTGAGGGTTTCCCGGAGTGTCGCTGCGACGATGTCCGCCGCTTCCCGGCTCATTTCGCTGCCTCGGGGTGGGTTTCCCCCTCAGAAACAACCGCGGACAGTGCCCTCACTGCGCGGGACGTGATCGCTAGATCCTCGCTACCGCGATCCATTCCCATCGCTTCAGCGATGTCAGCGAGTTGTTCGCCGAGGTTGCGAGACGTGCACTGCGCGACGTACAGGGCCTCCCTTAGCTCTTTCACCTCAGCCACTAAATCGCGAACTAGGGTCGGATCGCCTGCGGAGATCGCATAAGCGTCCTCATTCAATCGGTCCGCCCGAGCAACGACATCCATCACTCACCGCTCCCCTCAGAAACAACCGCAGCAGCAGCGGCGGCAAGCAGGGCGGGCACGAGGCCGGGTATGTCGCGTTCGTCGAACGTGGTGTAACCCGAGATGGTCACGCAGCCTTTTGGGCCGATGTAGACCGATTCACCCTCGCCGCCGAGGTTCACGCTCCACACGGGTGAGCCTCCGATGCGATGCTGCGGTTCGGGTAGGGCTGTGACCGCCACACCCGACAACCCCAACAACACATCCGCCACATGCTCGGTGTGGTCTCCGCCGTCCTGCTCGGTCCACTCGCAGCCGGTGCAGGCGTGGAGGTTGAGCAAGATTCCGCGTCCTTTCGGGTGCGGGACGCGCTTCGTCGTGGGCCGATGGGCGCGGAGTGTTTCGGTGAGGGTGGATTTCAGGTCAGCCACGACCAACCCCCTTAACCAGGTGCGGCGGGCAGCTACCCTCTTCGACCAGTGTCATGTTCCTGACGTCCGCGGAGAACAGCACTGACGGCCAGTACTTGTCGTCGCGGCTGTCGAACTCGCGGCGCACCTCGGTGAAATCGGCATCGATCTTCCAGTCAACCTCGCCCGCTTCGATACGCTCGCCTGGTTCTATACCGTCTCGGGTCCAGTAAATGCCGTAGATCCTCACGTGTGGTCCTTTCGTTGTTGGAGTGCTTCGGTGACGAGTCGCCTACCCCGCACAGCAGCCGCCACATGGTCTGTGTGGTCGCATACGAGGCGGTTGCGGTACCCATCCAGGTCACACAGTTGGCAGGCTGCGATGGCTTGGCGTCGTTGCTCGGCAGCCCACACCCGATCCGGCTCCCAACCCGACTCCGGATGGTGCTCAACGGTGGTCGGATACGTGGGATCGTCCTCGACCTCATCACCAAAACGATCAGGCATCGCGGTTGCACTCCTCGCGTTGCTTCGAGTCCCAATCGGCAGGACGCCATGTCCGAGAGCACGACGGGGTTGGTTGTTCGACGCCGTCCCAGCACTTCCCGGTGTGGCCAAACTGGAACACGCACACGTGGCCCCAGTCGCAGCGGCAAGACTTCGGCGTCCCTTGATTCTCCTCGGACGGTGGCCCCCATCCGAACAGGCACCGGGGGTCCTTAGCGAGGTCGTAGTTGTTCGCGACGGGGTCGTAGAACTTGATGACACGGCGGCTCATGACGCCACGTCCAGCCGAAGTGACCGACCGATCAGTGAATGCGCTCCCGCGTCCATCAGCAGCCCTGGCGTGACCTCGCAGCCATGCGGGCAGGGCATGGACTCCACTGCGCCCCAGAGACGGCAGATCAACGGACGGTCCTCGTACACGCTGCACCTGCCATCCACGAGTGCAGGGCAGGCGGCAGAACCGCCACCCGCGATCGCTTCCAAGGCATCCTGCGGCGATGGAATAACGACCGGGATGCGGTCACGTTCGGCGGGTGCCATGTCGATAGGTCCGCAAGCCTCGGAGCACAGGCCCTTGCACTCGACGGTCGGAACGGAACGATAGATGCGCTCCAAGCTGTCAGGCACTTTCCGCCTCCCCCACCCGCAACGCCGGCACCGACTTCCCGAACCCACCCAACTCACGAGCAAGCCGACGCTGATTCGCCTCCAAAAGCTTCTGATCCCACGCATCCTCACGAGCCTCACGCTCAGCCCGGGACTCTCGGGACGCACGCTCAGAACGAATCACCCGAGCAAAAGCGATGATCTCCCCCGCCTCAGGCGCTTCGTGATGCCCTTCGCCAGCCCGCTTCTCCACCGCCGCAAGCAGGTCCGGCAACGTGAGCTTCTGCGCGTTGAACATGTTCGCCCAGATCTGCGCCGTCACCCTGACAACTTCAGCATCGTCCATGCGGGGGGCAGTCCGGTGATGGCAGACCGCAACAGCGGTCATAACTTTCATGGCATCGGCAATGCTGATCATGCGAGTTCTTTCCGATCGGGTGCTGATTCAAGGGCTTGAGCTTCTTCGCGGGCGCGCTGTTCCTGTTCCAACTCAGCAATCAGGCGCAGCTTGTGCTTCTTCCCGGCGGGCGTTGTTGCCCTCGATGCCTGGACGACGTCGCTGTAGACGTTGGGCAACCAACTGGGTAGGGCTTTTGGCCTTCGCGACCACTCGGAGATAGCTTCTCTGATGAGATCTTCGGGGTGCTTCTCATGGAGCAATTTGTCTACCTGGAAGGCAAGTGCCTCAATGGTGCTGTTCGGGTAGTTGTGCCCAGACCCGAGAGCTTGGCGGACGAGGTACTTGGCCCCTGACGATCCGTACTGTTTCGGAGGCTTGGAAGCGGTCCCAACGAATTCCGGTGCGTCGACGACGACATCTGTAGGGGCTACCCACTCGTCTGCGGGCGGTTCGGGGGGAAGTGGGTAGTCGTCTTTTTCTTGCGGTTTTGGTGATGGTAATGGTGTTGGTAATGGTTGTGCGGGACACGTTGGGGACTCCCGGTGTTGTCCCTCGGGGACTCGGGTTTCTGTCCCGGAGGTGTCCCCCGGGGACACACTCCCGCTACCAGCAGTTTTGGGGTTGGAGCGTTGGCCGCGCTTCTTTTCTGCCTCTCGCTCCCGGTAGGCCAAGACTTTCTCTTTTGTCTTCTGCCACTTGGCCCAACCTTCAAACTGCCAGCCGTCTTCAATCTTTTTCCAGAGCCCTGCACGGACTAGGTGCTCGGCAAGTTGTGGTGTGCCCGCGAACTCTTCGATGGCCTCATCGGGGATGAAACCATCAGTGAGTTCTTTCGCGGACCAAGAGCCGGCGAGCGTCCACAACCCGATCGCGGCGCACCTGTAGCGGCGTGGGATCTTCAACACGGGCTTGGAGTTCGCGAATCCGTCATCGACGTTGAACCACGGCATTAGGCATCACCTCCGATGCCTTCGTTGCATACGCCCTGTCCCCGACATTTGGCGCACCAGTGCCTGAGTTGGATGGCGTAGAACCGTTCCCATGCGGCGTCGGTGACGGGAAAGCCTTTGCAGCTGTGGATGCATTCGAAGATCCACTTGCCGCAGGTTTGGCATTCGGTGCGTCCGTCGCCGGGGTCGGTGTGTGGGTGGTCTGCGCGTGCGGCCATCAGTTGTTACCTCGGTTCGCCAACTCCGCGCCTCGGGGGTTGCGTTGTATCCGCTGAGGCATCAGACACCACCGCCTTCGGTGACTGCGTTCAGGATGACGGTCAGCGTCTCGGAGCCGAGTTTCCGGGCCTTGTGGTCAAGTTGTATCCCGTGCTTGCGAAGCTCGGTTTCTAGTTCTTCGCGTCGGGCGGCTTCTGCTTGCCGTTCCGGTGTGGTGACGTAGCAGGAAGCCGAGAAGTTGGATACTTCGAGGCCGCTGTCTAGGTGGAACTTTTGGTAGTGGAGTCCGTGTTCGACCCAGAAGTATTTGCGGCCGACTTTGGTGACGGTGGTTTCGATTTCGGCTTCGGGTTGGTAGCGGCGGTGGGTTCGTTTGACGAGGGTGACTTTGTCGCCGACTTTGAACTGTGGCGTGCTCACGCTGCATCACCGCCTGGATCTGAGTAGATGGAAACAAAGTCGATGTGGTCGGGATCGTGTTCTGCCAACCACTTCACACGGTCGAATCTGCTGTTGAAGCAGATGATGCTGTCGCACTTTCCACACGAGGCGTACAGGCTCACGCTGCATCACCGCCCTCAGCGTGAGCATTAGCGGCAGCCTTGGCGGCACTCATCGAATCGTGCCAGCTCTCATCAATCGCCACACCCGTCGACCCGGATAGCTGCCAACCCTCGTGGCGGTGGTCACACTCGGGGCAACCAGTCGAAACGAAATCAACGAAGTAGGTGTCGCCGTTGGCTGCTTGCCCTTGGTACTCGCCGTCCATGACGCGCGTCCACTTCAACCCTTTGTGTGGGAAGAGTTTGTCCCATCCATCGAAGCTGTCCGGCAGACAGTTGAGGATCCAGTAGACCTTGTCGCGCTTGTGTTTCTCTATCGGGTGGATGTACTGGTCCCGGTTCGTGTTGGCGGTCTTGCCTTCGGTCTTGATGTAGATGGCATTGATGACTCGCCATTGCTTGTCGAAGCGGACGTGTAGGCAGAAGACGCCTTCTTTGCCGAATGTCCAGGATCGTCGCTTGTCGATGCCGCGCCCTGAGGTGGTGTCCCAGTCTTGGTAGCCCTTTTCGCGGGCGAGGTCGACTAGTTCTTTGAGTGCGGTCACGCTGCATCACCGCCTGGCCTGCTCTCAAGCCTGACGATCTGTGCGGCCTTTTCCTTGGCTTGTTTGCATGTGCGCCAGTCCCCATGCCATGTCCCGGCGTTAGTGTCGTACAACTCCCACCTACCGGATGGCGAGTTTTCGGGGTGGCGGATATGCCATCGGCCGTCTCCGGTTTTGCGGTCGAGACCGAAGGACAGCCACGTTGCCTGGAGTACCTGACGTTGAGCCAACTGCACCGGGTCTGGTTTATTATCGGGCATTAGCCCCTCCATCTGTTCTGAGCAGGTGGTCGTGGGTTAGGTCCGGGTGTTCCTAATGCTCCAACATCGGGCCTCGGACCGCCCACAAATACGCCACCCATTCTATCGCTAATGTCTTGTGGCCCTGTGTTTCTTGTGTTCAACACACCCCACCCATCCACCCCTCACACGGGGTTTCATACAGGGGTGTGATGTCCGGGCGGTGACCCACAAGGCCGTGATGCCGACGCCGCAACTCCGTCGCCTCCACCTCGGAACGCGTCCACACATCCAAAGAGCAATCCGGACACTTCACATGGAACTTCACGCCGCCACCTCCAGCGACCGGAGAAGCTGTCGGCCAACATGCTCGGTATATGCCGGGGGGATGCTTTCGGCGAGTTCTTCGCGGGTCATCCAGTCGATGCCCATGACTTCTCGGGCCTTAGAAATCGGCGATACATGCCCAGAAATGGACATGATGGTGCCAGGTTTCCAGTGCCCTGCTTTAGAAGCGGGGATGACGTGCTTGGGATGATTCGGTGCTGCGATTGGGATGTTGGATTCGAACAGTCGGTGTCGGTATAGCTCTTGCCCGAACATCTGCCCACACAACATAACCGGCTCTCTCAAGGGTGCTCCGGGGACGTTCTCAATCACGTACGGCAATCCGGTTTGGATCAATAATTCACGAACGGGATCAACGAGGTCGGGGTATTTATCGGCGATCTCCGGTCGGCACTTCGACATCGCCGAATAACGCTGGCAAGGGGGTGAGGCGTGGATCGCGTCGAAGTGGCCTACGAAGCCGCTGCCATCATGGAGTAAGCGAATAGCGTCATCCCGCATAAATTTGAACGGATAGTTGGGCTGTGGGTTGATGTCGACGCCGATGACGTCGAACCCTGCGCGGTGATACCCAACGGAAGCTCCGCCCGCGCCACAAAATAGATCCAGCAGGAGCGGCCTACTCATGCGGTCTCCGTGGTTCCGTTGGTGGTCAGCCGGGAGAACACACCCCGATACAACACAGGCATCACTGGTCGCCTTTCTCGGTGAGCGCGGTTTTGCGTTCGCGGCCGGCTTGTTTGAGTCGTTCCGCGTGGGGGCCGAGGGTGAAGTTTTTGAGGTGGGCGGCGACGGCATCCAGCTCGGCGATGGTGGCGGCGGATTGGATGCGGGCTTCGATCTCGTCGGCCTGCTCGACAGTGATCTCCGGTGGGCCGTCGGGAAGCGGGTCGACTGTGTAGGGCGCCCTCCTCCCCCGTGTGACGGTCAAAGCCAGAGTGAGGCGTTGCGGGATATGGGACATCGCCGAGATCCGAATACCGCCCACCGCGTCCTTGCCGAAGGTGATCGAGGGGTCGCGGTAGAGCATGAGTCGGCGGCCCTTGTACTCGGATGCTTGCGACCCCCACGCGGCGATCAACACTCGAATCATGGACTTGCCAGGCTTGTATGGGCGGCGCGGTCCAAACTCGGCTGTGACGATTTCGACGGGTTGTTCGTCGTTGCCTTTGCGGACTTCGGTGATGGTGACTTGCTGGGGGCCGGCGATCAAATCGTCCGCGTTGATTTGATCGGAACGGGGTGCGGCAGCTGTTGAGATGTCCATGGTTAGATGACCAGTCCTTGTGTGATGTCGATTTGTCGTTCGGTCTGGTGGAGTCCTTGGACCGCCTCGTCGTAGATGCGGATGATTTCGGTGATGTTGTGTTCGAATGCTTGTGCGGCTTTGGTGATTGCGTCGAACCATCGGCGGTCGGGGTAGACGCGTTTGACGTAGAGCGGCATGCCTCCGTGGAATGACACGAAGTCGATCCACTTACGCCCAGATACCAGCAGCCCGGCCTGCAACTGTGGCATGTAGTCCAGTGGGGGGTGGCCAGCGAGGATGGTGGTGAGGTGGCCTTTGGCGCGTGGGGCCTTGATCTCGATGAGACCGTCGTCGCCTACCAGTCCGTCGGGTGAGTAGCCGAGCCGGAAGCCGTCGCGTTCTAGGACCATGAGTCCGACTTCGATTACTGGCGCGTATTTTTCGGCGTAGAGGTTGCGTGCGATGGGTTCGCTGTCGATTCCGCGCCCCATGTCGTTGTTGATGTAGGTGTCTTCGGTCCACCCGTTGATGCGTTCGGCAGCCAAATGCATGGTGAGGCTGCGGGACTCATCGTTTGATGCGGGTTCGATGACGGTCGACGACGGTTGCTTGCGGGCGAACTCGGTGCGTTCAGGGTGCAGCGTCTTGATAGTCCCGTCGCCGCGCTTCGCCTTACACGGTTTCTGCGGGTGCGCGTCACAGGCAGGGCACGTGTAGTCGATGCCGGTGAGCTTTCTCATGGTGATGAGGTTGCCGATGACGCTGGCGGTGACGATGCCGCGTCTTGCTGTGAGCCATTCGTCTGACCGTTGTTCCATGTGTGGGTGCACGGTGAGGGTCATCAGTATCGGTTCCTGTTGTGGTTATCGGCGTTGGTGGCTTCGGATTCGTCGGTCCATTCGTAGGTCCATGTGGGGCGAATGATTTGGTGTTTCCCGTCGTGTCCGGGGGGTTTGTTGCATTGGGTTCCGGAGATGGTGCGTGCAGTGCACTGGTCGGTCATGGTGTTGTCCTGGTGTTGAGTAGGTCCGGGGATAATTGGTCAGCCTCCGCAGCTTCCCGAGCAAGGAACAGGTCACCCCGGCCATACCGCTCAGCGCAATCTCGGCACTCCGCCATCCGCACGGGGTGCCCAGCAGAATCGGCGTAACCGCTTTCACCGCCGGGAAACTCGGTGTGCTGAATGTAGAGATCGCCCGGTTTTATCTGGGGTCCGATGTAGTCGAGTCCGCAGTGATGGAACTTGCGTGCGCGCCGGACGACAGCGCGTGTCCGCCTCACTGGTCAGCCTCCGCAGCATTAGCGGCAGCTAACATCCCTGCTGCTTCGCGACGCAGATCGTCAGGCTCGTAAGGAATGCTTCCGGCGTAGAGATTCGGCCACTCGCTCCCTGGCGAACTGTGGTCAACGCGAAAGTCACCATCGCAGAACCACTCTTGACCATCGTCGTCAACGCCACCTGATTCCGGCAGCTTCACGACTGCGTATCTGGCGTCTTTGAGCGCGTGGAGTGCGATACGGGCACGATCCCGATTCACCAGGGTTGATGGGCGCGGATCGGCCAGGATCGAATCTAGTGCCTGCGCAACAACTTCTTCGGGGCTCATTGGTTTTCCTCTTCGGTGGTGGGTCCGTACTTGATGAGCGGCCCGTAAGCGGGCTGACCAGCTACATGCAGACGGGCAGACGCTTCAAAGAATCCATCGCCGATGTCCCGCTTCTCCCAAACCCACTCTCGGGGAGAGGCGTCTAGTGGTCCATCGTCGACCCACATAGTCCCGCATTCGCAACGATGTAGCGTCTCGTGCCCGCGCGGAACCATGCACTTATGCCAGCCGTCGGGAGAGCAGTCCTCATTCGGGCAGCGGTAAACAGGAGTACCGATCTCCATGCCGCACAGATCATCTGCCATCAGCCAATCCGTTCTGTGATGGCTATCCCTATAGAAAGCCCAATAAGCGCACCGCCGATGGCGCCTAGCACTATCTGATCGCCAGGTATCGCGAGCATGATGGCTACGAGTAATGCCCCGGTCAGAAATAGCATTCCCTTGCTCATTCGTCTTCGTCCTTGATGAGCGGGCCGTCTTCTTCGGCTTCGTCCATGACCGCTGAATCACGCGCGGACGGTCCGGCGGCCAACCACTTCGCCCATGTGTCCACCGAGTACGCCAACCGTGGCCCCCGAACAGCTCGTTCCATACCCTCCCAAGCGAACGGGTCCTGACCGTATGGCGGGCAGCCGATGTGTGCTGCTAACCGCTGGACGGCTGAGGCGATACCAGCATCGAAAGCGCGTTGCAGGATTGCCGCGCCCCGATTGGTGCCGTCAATGACCTCCGCCATGTCCCGCAACGCATTCGAATGAATGTTGTTCATGTTCCGCTCCCGTGGATGTCGTGGTCCCAGACCGGTTTGTTGTCGTCGTATTCGCGTGCCCACTGATCAACGGGTGGTTCTTGCATCGGCCACATGTAGGCGGGGCCGTAGATCGTGGTGTTGTAGCCGAGATCCCTACTGGTCGGTCGCACGTATTCGGCGAGACCAACGAGGACGAAGGTGGCAGCCAGGAACCACCAACCCCAGTGATGGCCCTGCAAGACGATCACAGCCCACGCGATGAGGAAGTCCAATGCGGCCGCCCACAACAATGCACACTTCATGACGCCCTCCGCAGCTTCGTGCGGTCCCGCGCAGACAAGCCACCGAACACCCCGTACCGGAGATCGTTGTCCATCGCGAACTTCAAGCACTGATCACGGACATCGCACCGTTGGCACACCTTCTTCGCGGGACGGGACTGCTCACCCTTCTCCGGAAAGAAAGCTTCAGGATCGACCTGTGTGCACAGCGCCCCATCCGTCCACGGCTCTTTGTTCAACAGGTTTTCGATGATCCCGATGACGCTCACCTCGACACCAACCTGTCCGTGGTGGCCCCGCACCAGTTCAGGTAGCGGACGAGGCGGGACAAGTCTTTGACGTCGTTAAGGTCGGCGGGTTTCTCGTCGTAGAGTGCGGCGGCCAACGTGTGCGCTTCGGCGATGAGGGTGTTGATACGGGTGGCGCGGCTGTCTTTCATGCTGATCTCTTTTCGAGTCGGCGAAGGTTAGTGATCAAGGATTCGAACTTGATTCCCATGCGCTCAGCGATTTGCGGGTCGGTGAGTTGCAGGGTGTCGCGCATATCGAGGTAGCGGTCTAGGAATGTTGCCGGTTGTTCGGTGAGGACGGGGGTTTCGTTCGGGTCGTCGATGTCGTCCCACGCCAAGGGAGGCAACCATCCCGCCTCGATAGCCAACCGTCTTGTTCGTTGCGAAGGGCCTTGCTTCATGCACAAGTCGTCAAACAGCTTGTACACCAGGCGGGCGTTCCTGAGCTGAACCCGTTCGCCATTTGCCCACTGCCACAACAGCCAACGCTTCACCCCGATACGGCGCGCGCATTCCGCTTGCGACCACCCATTGACCGCGAGGGCTTCAATGCGGCGTCGTAAACCGATTGCTGGCACGAGCCCTGATCCGCCATCCAAGGGGATGTCCTGAATGATTTTCGCGGTGAAGGCTCTGACGTGACGTGCGCCGTCGCGGAGGTAGTAGATCCCGTTACTGGTTAGGCCGGCTTCTTCGGCGATGGCTTCCCATGTCCAGCCGGCGTTGTGGAGTCGGTGGAGTTGTTCTTTGGTCGCGGTGGCGTCGAGCCATCCGTGGTAGTCGGATGCGGTGTGGTGTTTATCGCAGAGCCCGGATATCCGGGGCTTGTTTGGGCATGAACCGTGTGAGCAGGTGTTCATGAGGGTTCTCCGAGGTACGCAATGCCAGACATGTCTGGTGTGATCGGTAGTCGTGCGAGTGCGGTGGGGAGTTGTCGTGCGAGGTGGGCCGCATCCGCCGGCGTCAAATCCAGAGTCAGGCCGTCTTTGAAGCGGATGTGAACATGCGCCGCCCCGAACGGGATCGCCGTCACATCATGGACACTCCCGAACCAGCCTTGGATGTCGCAGTCCCCGGTGCGGTGAAAACGATTCGGAGTACGAGACACATTCGCAGTCACGAGAACACCACGTCTTCATTGCGCAGATCAGCTAGTCGCAAGCCGTTGATGAACCGCTGGGTGGCTTCGCGGTAGTCGCCGACGTGACCACCACCATCGCCCTCTAACAGCGGCAGCAGTTCAGTGAGCCGATCTGCGATGGGCGTCAGGTGCTCGTGCTTGAGTCGCCCTTCGCAGTCGGCATGTAAGACAATCAGCAGCAGCGGGTCCGGCGTTCCGTCGATGCGACACGGGATGAATGGCCACTCACCGAACATCCAGTCGTATTCGATGTGCCCCCAGTCCACAAAGATCTGTGCGCCACTCTCCCGCTCTCTCACGGTCACGAACTCGTACCCCGCAACGCGGGCAAGCTCGTCACGCCACCGGTTGAATCCGGAGTAGGCGCCGGACCAGCAGTCGTGGGATACGTCGAGTCCCATCAGCTGTTCCTCCCTGCTGCGTCCCAGAGTTGTTGGAAGGTGGGCCATTCGTCTAACACCCAGTCGGGTTCCAGGGAGGGCCACGGAACAACACCCGCCATCACAGCTTCATCCGCGAGTTGGTCGAGTTCGGCCATGTCCCCATCAGATTCGGGCAGCAACACCATCGGCGGGAACACCGGCAAATCCGAGAACCGGTTACGAAACACAGACGTAAACACCTGCTGAAAACGAAGACTCACGACGCCTCCTTCGGGGAGATGTCAAACCGCTCCAGAAGTGCCTTCGCAGAGTTACGGCAGCGGTCTACCGTCAGGGGGTTCGATTCGTACTCAGCTTCGGAGAATGAGCTGTTGAAGATCCAACGCGTGAGCTGATCCTCGAGCGCTCGCCGTTCCGCATCCTGGCTGGCGGCAATCTCCCACAGGTCGGCGAAACTATTCAGGTCTCGCGCGGTCCATGCCTGGGCCATCCAGAGAGAGTTCAAGTTCTCGGGTCGATTGTGGAACTCGGTGCGTGCTTCGATGATGGTGTCGGCGGCTTCTCGCATCCGTTCCCACAACGGCCTCTCGGTGTCGCTCATCGTCTGGTCGCCGTTCTTACTGTGCGGGACCACCAACGCCCCAACCGCGTCACCGGCCTCCTGTATTGGGGGCGGCTAGAATGTTTCACTGACATCGGGATTCCTTTCTTGGTTGTGTTTCCTGCTGTCGGGGGTCTGGCTGTTACCGCAGCCAGACCCCAACCCGGTAGTAGCCATTGCGGTCAGGTATCCGCCCGAGAGCCAACGAAAGAGCGATCCTGTAGTCGCACATGGAAGTGTTGAGATCGGCCGCAGCAACCGGGTCCGATACCTCTCGGCTGAACATCTGTGCTAGCCCTTCGGCTTCATCGATCTCGTCGCGGGTGCGCATCATTCCCCTTCTTCGCCATCCACGCCGGGTCAGTCATGATGCGCTGCCAAAATCGAAGGCCATCGTCTGATTCGAGAGGCGCTTAGCAATTAGTTCGCAGTAGCGTTCCTCGCACTCCACACCAATCGCCCGTCGACCCTGATTCACTGCGGCAATCAGCGTCGAACCTGAACCAGAGAAGGGATCTGCAATAACCCCGGGCGGTGCGCAGTTCACCAACGACATCATCAGAGCAATCGGCTTGGCGTGAATATGGTCGGACTGTTCTGGATACGCCACCAGAATGCTGGTGGTCTCGTTATCTCGGCGTTCGAACCCGGCAGATACATAGATTGATTCGTGCCGGTACCGCCACGGCCCACCATTCATGCCGGGGCGCTTCTTATCCCATACAAGGCGGTCCACCCATTCTCCGGGGGGATCTGGCAGGCGCGGGCTGCCGAACAGCAGGGCTGGCTTGGAGCCCCAAAGACTGAGTGCCGCATCACGTGTCTCGGTTGTACCGTCGTTCGCAATCGTGAAGCCTTCCGGCCCTTCGCCGGCATTCTGCCTTCGCCCATACCCACCTTTCGGATTCTCGGCACTGAACTGAGTGCCATATGGGGGGTCGGTTATCAACACGTCCGCGCCCAGCCAGCCCGTTATGGTCAAGCAGTCGCCGTGATACAGAGTCACGTTGGCGTCTTGGTAGTACGGGCTCACTGCGACTCCCAGCGGGTGGTCTTCATGCCGAGAATGCGTGCTATGTCGTATTCAATGCGTGCACCGCGGGACTTCTCCCAACCCGGCAGAAGCACAACCTCGTCGCACTGGAGCAGGCTTTGCAGGCTAATTCGCATATAGAACTCCCACGGCTTGTCCATGCCGTAGGTCTGCTCGGCGGGGTTCACCACTTCTCGTCCCTCAGTTCGGAGCTTTTCCGCCGCAGCGTGAAAAGCCGGGTAGTTGTGGTCGGCAATTCCCGTCATAGGTCCAGCGATATACACCGCGCTCATCGTGTGCCTTTCAGTGCGTCGCCCACCCGAACATCAGCAGCCACCAACGCCAGAATCAGGTCAGCGACATGACCCGCATGACCCCGCGCGCTACTCCCCCGCCACACACAACCCGGTGCGCTGCACGTCCACTCGCAGGTTTCCGAATCCCAATCCGGCCAATGAACATCGACCAGTTCGGTTGCGTGGTCTAGCAGGTCTGCGGCGGTGGGTTGCCCGGAGGCGGGCGGTTGTCCGCTCACCGCCTCCGGGCCGCCACCTGCACCAGCAGATGACACGCCAACCGGGAAGCACACGCGGCAACAACCGCCGGCAGGGAACGTCGTAGTGTGCGTGGGACAGATGTCCAAGCCGCCGGTCTCTACCGCAGCGTCACGAACCTCCGGCCACACCAACGCAGAGGGACCATCCGGGCGCCACAACTCATCCGGCTCCCAGGCGTCGCGGTCGGCTTCTGCTTCCGCGAGCCGTTCCGCATCCAACACCCGCTGCGCCCTGTCCGCCACAACATCCTGCCTGTACCGGCCCAACCACGACCCCACACCAGCAACACCCCACACCAACACCCTGAGCGCGGCACAACCCAAATCCACACCCACAACACGCAAATCACGAGACAACTGAGACGCGGACATCAGAACGGCCTGTAATCAGAGAAAGCCTCGACCGTGAGAAAGGTCTTGGCGCAATGCATGCATTTGACAGACCCGTGGGCGGCGATGATGCGCATCTGACTGACAAACCATGCCTGCCAGCAAGCTACACACGCATGAATCGGGACCGGTACATCTCCACAACCGTGGGCTAGGCTTCGTAACGACGCGGACTTCCCACACCTTTTGCAAGGCACGTCCTCGCTGAACTGCTCCATCAGCTCGTCCGAACCCAACGACGCTATGTCACTACCAAATCCGATACTCACCTGTCTGTCCCCCGTTCCTGTTCCCTGTGTTCGTCTTGGGCGCGGGATACGACCTCATCCACAGCCCACCGCAACCGCACCGCCGCCTCATTCCGGGCGGCAGTCACAAACACCAACACACCCATGGCTGCCATCACCAAAAAGAACCCGACCATCACGGCAACTCCTCCTCGCTGTACACCAAACGCGCAGTCGCACAAGGCCACGCGACGTGTTCTTGCCACCCGGTCCGTTCGGAAAAGTAGTAGTCGATCGCTTCGGCCACCTGGTAGCACTGGCGGCAGACTGAAACATCGACATCCAGAGGGCAATCCATGTCATCGTGGAGTTCGCACTCCTCGGAACAGCTAGTGGCCTTGATGGTGTCGCGGCGGTGCAGTTCTCGGATTGGCTTCAATGCCTCACGAGCACTATCAGTTGCGTACTCCACGACCGACACCATGAGGTCGTCATCCATTTTCGTCAGCCACCAGTGATGCTGGCCGACGCCGCGCTTCGCCGCTTCTATTGCTGGGTCGTTCATTGTTGCCCTCCAACTGCTTTCGCCGTGTCCCGCGCATAGGCCTGCTTCAACGCATCCAACTCGACACACACCCGCCGATAACGGGCCAACAAATCCACCCGCGTCGACTCCTCAATCTCGGCTTCCAACTCCTGAACCCGGCACTCCGCACGCTCAGCACGCTCCCGCCAATCCACTTCAATCACGAGAGGCCTCCTCCCCTTGAACAACAGCCAAGGCGGCGGCAACAGCGGCATCAACGTCCTTATCCGCATACCGAAACACGTTCAGAAACGCACCCGGATACGGGTCCTCAACCCTGCTGGCGATAGTGAAACCCACTGGATAGTCATGCGAATCGTGTTCCGGGAACACCTCAGTCGGAAGTGGATACACCGACACCGTCACAAAGTCAGCCTGGACGCTGATTCCCACATTCACATTCGGGTACAGATCTTGGATCGCCCGAATATCATCCACCGCAGTCACGACAACTCCTCCGACGAATAAACCAGCGGGGCAAGGAGATCGAGCAGGTCATCCGTCATCCTCGTTAGGCCAGTGTTCACTTCGATGAACTCACGGATTGGCCTCAACGCCTCACGGGCAGCGTTGGTCATGTGCACCCCGATGCGGATATCGCCCACGTTTCGGTTCGCCCACGCACGGTCCGCTGCTTCTACTGCTGGGTCGTTCATTGTTGCCCTCCAACTGCTTTCGCTGTGTCCCGCGCATACTCAGCCTCAGCCAACCGCGACCGCAAAGCCGTGATCTCGGCTTCCGCATCCGCCAACTCCAACGCCAAACCATGAGCCCGAGACCACTCCTCCACAGCCTCCAACTGAAAATCCGCCAACTGATCCGCCAACGCCTTGCAATACGCCGTCGAATGCCGCAACAAGCAAGCAAGATTCACCAACTGCTGCCGCTGACCCGCATCCCGAGCGCCGGCCAAATACTTGTCCACCAACGCCGCCAACCGATCACCAACCACCACACACTCCAACGCGGTCATCTCCGACTCCGCTTCCGAACAGCCTTCTTCCGCTGGGCCGCCGCCTTCAACACACGATGCTCCGCGCGACGCTCAGGAGATCCCGAGCCCGGTTCATTCACCTTCTGCGCTCGTCTCTCCGCGAGTTCCGCAAGACGCTGAGCAATCAACGCATCGCGCCGCATCGATTCCAGGGCGCGGCGCGCAGGGGTATCAAGCCACGGCGCCGAAAAGTCACACTCGGCGCTCATGACTTCGCCCAATCTGGATGCCAAATCAACAGTGCGGGCAAGCCGATATCAGCACTCCGAACAGGAGAACCATTACCCGCCTCCCACCAACGCCGACCCGCCATCGTGAACAGCATCGACTTCTCGTAAGCGTGCCCATCCGTAGATGAACGAACGATGGCATGGTCGGGTAGCCCGTCGAGTTGTTCGACGGTACGGACCGTGCACACCTCACGCCATGCGGACTCGACGTGTTCTGGATGATCGGTGCGTGTGCAGTCCGACTCGTCTGATACCCAACCGCATTCACACCGATACCGCGTTGGCCAAGATCCAATCCACAGCGAACCACTAGACTTGTCCAGATACGTCACCAGGCGATGCTGACGAACCACGGCCGCCAGGGCGGGAAACTCGGCGCTCATCGTCGGCTCCCGTAGCTGTCCTCGGACATCGCCCAACCCAACAACCCCACAACACACCCAGCCGCAGACAACGACGACAAAAACGCGATCACCGGTCAACCTCCCCAGCTGGTGTAGCGACCGCACTACGGCAGAACTCGTAGACGTTGTACGCGCTGCCCGCTGTCTTCATGCCGGTATAGCCGGGAGGGTTGTGCATCCAGCGCGGACCCAGCGCATAGTTCACGAGAGTGATTGACAGCCCGCAGTTCTTACACACCTGGTCGCCGGTCACCGGTCCACCTCCGAAGCATCAGCGATCGCGTCGTACGCTTCGGCTCGACCTCGATAGAACTCAGGGTGTCGGGGAACGTCTGGCTCGCCTAGCTCTGACCTATTCGCGAAGCACCGTTCGATGTGCGCCCTGGTTCGCAGCGCGGACAACGAGACGACCGCGTATCCGGCGGCTTTGAGCGCATCAAGCTGATGCGCGGCGAAAGCACGTTCAGCAGAAGACTCGTGTTCAGCTTCCGCGATCGGGTCGAAGTGAAGCTCTAAACCGCAACGACAGAACCAACCGGAATCCGTTGGCCGGTGTTGGGCGAGGATTTCTGCTGCACCCAACCCCACCCCACTCACAACGCCTCCCCAGCCCCGTAACGGGCAACCATCCGCTGGGCACGCTCACCAACCGCCGACCACCCGTACAAATCCACAGCCACAGAACCGTGTTCGATCGTCTTCGTGTCAGGCCCAATCAACGTGACCTTCACGGTGGTCTCCACCGCCGTCTTCCACCGACACCCCTCAGGCGGGTTCGGAAGATTCAACCCCACCCCACTCACGACGCCCTCGGCACTCATGCTGTCCTCGGCTCTACAGCCGGTAGCCGATCCGCATACCGATCCAGCTCTTTACGGTCAATCACAGTCCGGCGACCGTCTTTGCGCGCCACCAAGACACCCGCTGCGATCAATCGATCAACCTCGCGGATCGACTTATCCAAGTAGACACTCGCGTCTCTGCGGGAGAACAATCGTTGCTCAGACATTGGATGCCTGCCTAGCCACGCCTCGCCACGCCGTACCGTGCCTGGCCATGCGGAACCTCGCCTGGCCCCGCCAGAGCTGGCCTGCCACGCCGCACCGCGCCCAGCCGAACACTGCCGGAACCAGACATGCAATGCCATACCCAGACTGCCTCGACGCCATGACACGACCACCCGAGCGGTACGTAGCCATGCCTGCCTTGCCGTGACAAGCCCCACCCAGTAAGGACCTGCCGTGCCTTGCCCAGACTGCCCTGATCACGATGCGATTTCCCCTGCCTCTTCACGGAGGACGGTGATGAACTCCTCCAGATGTCCGTACTTCTTCCGGAGGTCTGCGATCTCCCGCTTCAGCTCGTTGAGCAGAAGTTTCGTGGCGATCTCGTCTTGGACGATCTCTTCGGTTGGCGCGTAGCCGCCGCGCTCGGTATCGCCCGCCTGACGGAGCGAATGGAAGCCGCGGACGTACCTTCGCTCACCGGTCTTGTTGTCCGAGAAGGTGATGCGCACGGAACGGATGAGTTCCGCGGCCTGAACCAGGCGATACTTCTCGCCGGCCACTTCGTCATCCCACTCGAACCGGTTGTGAAGGGGCGCGGTATCAGGCCGCGCCTCCTCCACAACGATCTGCGGCGTCAGTTCGCCATGCTTCTGGTACTGGGCCGTGAGAACGGACCGCAGATCAGACATCGGTTGACCCCTTCTAGTTTTCGATCTCGATGTCGCGGCTGGTGTCGACTTGGTAGGTGCCGAACTCGCCGCGCTTCTCGGGCCTCCACTCCCCGACGCCGATGCCCATACCTCCGGCGTCGATGAGGGAGAGGACGCTGTTGCGGTCGATGGATGACTTGACGTAGGTGACGGTGAGGGTGCAGGACCAGGTGGGGAACATGGGTCGGTACCGCAGGTCAGCCGACCTTGAGGCACCGCCGAGACGGACGACGTCTTCCCGCATTTCGGGTTCGCCGACGATCTCCACCAACATCTGCGGGTCGGCTTTTGTCATCACGCCGCGCATGAAGAGGAACTGGCGCAGTGCCGTCATGGTGACCGACTTGTCGTAGAACCGTGCGGCGCCGGTCGTCGCAGCCTTGAACGCGGTGACCGGGAACCCGTAGCCCTCGGTGCCGTCGTCCTTCGCGATCCTGTAGAACGCCGCCTCGAATTCCGAACGGGGGTCACGGATTTCCTTGACCTTCTTCTTCCCCTGCTGCGCTTCCAGCATCTGCCGGCGGGACTTCTCGGAGAAGTTGTGCACGATCAGCGGGGAGGTGCCGATGATCGGCACTTGCAACGTCTCGGCATCGATCCTTGCGATCTGCACGACCTCCGCGGGAGTCGTGTCGCCAACTGCGGGTTTGGTGGTTGCCATTTGATATCCTTTGTGTTGTTGGTTTTTTCTTCTCTCGGCCCGGCGTCCTACCGCCGGGCCGAAGTCATTTCAGTGACAGGTCTCGCCTGCCACACCGGGACGGAACACGCCCCACCCAGCACGGACATGCCCTACCTGGCCGTGACTGCCACTCCATGCCACGCCCATACGAGCGATGACTAGCCATGCCTGCCCCGCCCTGCCGAGCCTGGCCGGACCTGTCCCGGACGAGCCACACCTGGACTGCCTTGCCACGCGCTGTCGAACCCGACCTAGCCGGAACCAGCGCTGCCCAACCTGCCGTGCCTTGCCGGGCCCACCTAGACCCGCCATTCCATGCCGGACCCCAACTGCCTGACCGGGCCACGCCATGCCTCGACGCTCCATGTCGAGCCAATCCGGGCCTGCCGAACCGTGACGAACCGCGACTTGCCACACCAATCCCGGACCCGCCGTACCTGCCAAGCCAGACCCCGCGCCGCCCCACCGGGACAGGACGCACCAGGACGCGCCACACCGAGCCAAACCTGCCTCAGTCATGCGTTGAATCCCTCAGTGGCGAGATCCCACACCCACACCGGGTAGGAGTTCACGGTCCCGTACAACTGGTGCTGCACCTTGTTGGGGAGAATGTCGTGTGCCTTCGCGATGCGAGTCGCGCAACTCCCCACCTTCTTCAAGTAGGTCGTGTGCGTCGGCAGCCCATTGATCCGCGCGTAGGCCAGCGCGCTCAACCAATCGTGCTTGCCTTCAATCGCAGCAAGGCGTTCGTCGGTTCGCTGCGCTAAAGCTTTCGCTTCCGCCGCCTCGCGCTGCGCGGCCTCGATCTGATCAATGGCAGCACGAAGCACATCGAACTGATTCACAGCCGGAGCAACGACAGCGCGCTTGTTGAAGTAACTATCCAGAGCTGTCCGCGCCTCCCGCTGATAAGCGATCAGCTTCGGCTTGACCTCTTCGGCAACACGGTTCTCATCGATCGTGACCAACCACATCGGGACCGTGTCCGAGGTGATGACCGTTGTCTGCTGAACGCCGCCGGCTGAAGGGGTAGGCCTCTGACTCACCCCCGCCCATGACCTGCGACGAAGCTTTCGAACCTGGGTAGCTAGATCAATACCGAGCGAATCGCACATCGGGCGCAGAGCCACCCACACCTGGCCGTCGTCCTGGAGCGCCAGCAGATCATCCGCGCCAGGGACTGGGACGTGAACAAGTTCAGTAGCCATCAGGCGACCTGGCTTGCCGCGGGGGTGTTTCGGGGGGTGTACGTAGTGGTGATTGAGCCCGAAGGCAAGCCATAGGCGTGCTCTAAACCGCTGATTAGTTGCGCGCTCGCGCCGCGGTGGCCGTTCTCGATCGCGCTCAAGGCCCCCTTAGTGGGGCGGTCATCGACTACTTCTGCGACCAGATCGCAGACTTCGTCAAGAGTGAGTCCGGAAACTCGGCGGAGCACAGCAAGCGATACGTGAGGCGGCACCTTGGGATTTCTTTGGCGCGAGTAGCGCCGCACTTGGGATTCCTTCGGCATGAATCCCAAGCTACACCCATCACAGGCGATGGCAAACCCAAAATCCGAAACTTTTCCGAAAATGGCAAACCGATCTGACCAGCACTTTTAGCGCACCGAGGCCACAGTTGGGGTCAAATAACCAAGATGTCATTTGCCACACACTCCGAAAGTTTGCCGAAAAAATCTGCAAGACTTCGGGCATGGCACCGAAGAACAACGAACGCTTCGCCCGCATCGTGTCGGAAGCGTTCGCCGCCTTGGGCGTTACGCAGTTGAAGTTTCAAGACATGGGCGGACCGAGTGACACCACTCTTCGGAAAATCATGGACGGCGAGAAGGCTGGCATCTCTCCACGAACCCTGAGCGGTCTCGACAGCGCATTCGGATGGGCGCCCGGCAGCGCCGCGCGAACCCTTGCCGGCGGAAACCCAACTGAGCTTTCCGCTGGATTTACTGAGGCAAAGCGCACCTTCGTTTCAGGAAGGCATGTTGACGTAGGGCTGATATCTAGCGCTCTTGGACATCTGATGCCTCTGATAAATGCAGCGATCGCGGCGCGAGACACAGAGGTTCTACAGCTTGCGACTCGCTTCAACCAACAACTAAGCGACCTGGTAGCAGACCGGGCCGAAGAATATGCGAAAGGACTGAACGATGGAGATTCGGAAGCAGATCGTGAAACCGCGGCGACGGGAGCATCGGCTGAAGGCAGAGCGTCCGAGGAGGCCGAGCTAGTCGCGTATCAAGTGGATGAGAGTTCCACTGCCAGTATCGACACCGACATTGGCACGAAGGCGAATGACACGGGAGTGGACGGGGCAAAGAATGGCGAGAAGCGACATAACCTCCCGGGTCGTTAGGTCGTCATACTTCAGCCGTGATAGCACTTCCTTAAGTTCCCAGCGAACGTGTTCGTCCAGGTTAGCCTCACCTGCTTCATCTGGGATGAGCGCGAGGGCTTTGACCACTTGGCTGCCGTATTCGATTGGGATGCTGCCGGTTTCGTTTTCCAGCACAGCATGAAACCTTCCCCTCGGGATCTCCCCGGCCCTTGGTTAACAAGCTTAAATGACCACGAAGGCAAATTCCACAATTCTGACAACACCCGTTGTTAGACCATTGGTTGAGGGTGAGAGTTGATCAAGATTCAAGTAGGCCAGCAAGATGGCTGATCGCAGCCCTGGCCTGCGTCTGGTCAACATGTAGGTAACCGCGGTGCGCGGCAACTGACGACTGGCCCATGATCGCCATGCGCACTTCTTCGGGGACGCCCGCTTCGAGCAGCATCGTCGCGGCTGAATGCCTCGCAACATGGAGGGGCACGGTCTGGCCCAGGTCCGTAATTCCTGCGGCTACCAGAAGCTCCTGCCACCTCGCGTGATCATCGCTGGGCGAGATGGGCCGACCATCGGGGTGGTGCCACACCAAGTTATGCGGGTTTGGTTGGGTGATGTCGCGGTGCTTGCGCAACAGCTCGACCATTCCGGGGATGAGCGGCACGATGCGCACGCCGGATACCGTTTTCGGGCGCGTCCAGACCAGCGACTTGTAGCACTCGCGGTACTCGAAGCCGTCTTCGAAGTCCCACCGCGCCTGCGGGCAGTACGCGGCGCGCTGCCGCTTGGCGCGGTTCACCTCACACGGATACACACCGTCGAAAGGTGCGCCGCAACCGTGAACACGAGTGAGTTGCTGTAGCTGCCACGACAGGTCCGCCAGCCCTTTGTCTAGGTCGACGCGATCCCATTCGAGTCCGATCAGTTCGGCTTGACGGCCGGCGGTCAGGAAGGCTGCCGCCCACCGAGTAGCGAGGGCGGCCCGGTCGGGGTCTTCCATGTCGATCGCGGCACGGATGATCGCCTTGCATTGGTCGGCAGTGAACGCGTCTCTCACCTTGGCGATGTGCTTGGGTTTGCGCACAGCGTCCACCGGGTTGCGCGCCAGCAGCCCGTCCACCATCGCGGCTTTGAGTGCCAGGCCGAGGGTTTGGTGGGCACGCTGTTTGTTGCGCCCCGAGGTGATGGTGTTGAGCATCGTCCTGATGTCGGCGGCTGTGAGCCGGTCCAACCGCTTACGTCCGAGGGCGGGGATCAGGTGTATGCGGACAGCTTCTTCGTAAAACTTGTAGGTCTTCGGGCGGACGTGGGGCCGGTGGATCTCTTCAAGCCAGTAGCCCAGCCACTTCCCGACCGTCATGGTGGTGGAGGGGATGACGCCGTTGGCAATGTTCTCTTTGAGGTCGTCGAGTTTGTCGCGGGCGGTGCCGTAGTCCTTGGAATAGACGCGCTTCTGTTTCCGTGAGCCATCCTCGGTGGGGATGTCAACAACGCCGACCCACATGCCGTCTTTGCGTTTGTACAGGCCGCCGTCGCCGGGTGCGCGCCGCTTGGATTGGACTGTCTTTGCCAT